TACTACATGAAGGACAGTCAGCGGTTATCTCTGATATGTTTGTTGACAATGTTGTACGCTATATGGTTGTCAACGCTTCCCGTGGTTTCGGTAAGTCAGTCTTAGGGGCCACTGCTGCTATGTTAGCGGTACAAGAACTTATTGACCTTCCAGCAGAAGTGCCTAACAAGAATGTAGCTATCATTGCACCTACCTATGCACAGGCTGTAGACATCTACTACCCTATTGTAGCCTACATGCTAGGTGGAGAAGAATCCGCTATTAAGTCCAGCAGGGTAGCAGGTATGTTTTGGTTCCCTAACAATGTAACCCTTAAGATTTGGTCTTATGAGGCCATTGAGCGTATGCGTGGTAGTGGTCAGTACTTTGTTGTAGCCGATGAGGTCTGCTCTTGGAAAGGTGCAGGTTCCAACTTAAAGGAATCTTGGGAGTCTGTTATTCAGCCCTGTATCTCTACACGTTGGTCTAAGAAGAACGCAGACCGTTGGGGTGCAAAACCCGGACGCGCTTTAATCATTAGCACTCCAATGGGATATAACTACTTCCATGAAATGTATAACCGCCAAGATAGTGATGATCAGTGGAAGTCCTATACTTATACTTACACAGACTCTCCTTACTTAGACCCAGAAGAAATTGAGAGAGTAAAACTAACACTTGATCCTCTTAAGTTTGCCAGAGAGTATTCAGCGTCCTTTGAGGACTCCGGTAACACTGTATTCTACACCTTTAATCGTGCAGAGCATATTGATAAAGACCTTCCTTACTTTGATGCTAAAGAAGATATCCATGTAGCTATTGACTTCAACGTCGGTGATTTTATATTAGCCGACTCTAAATCTCGTGAATTCAGAGAAACCCTAAACACTATTACAGTGCAAGGCAACCCTGAGCGAAGCCTCTTAGTTATTATACTAAGTTGAACGTGCAACGACTATTCCGTTACGGTAGCAAGTCTACTAGGAAGTACACTCAAGTGAGTGGAAGCGCGAGGACACAGTTATTATTTGCTGTGTAAGATATAGTCTGGTCTCATAGGAAACTATGAGCAGTTACTTTCTGAGTCTCACAAGGAGATTAAAATGGAAAAATGTTTATTGTGTAAAGAAAACGAAATAATGATAAAGCGCAAGGTATGCCAACCCTGTTTCAATATCACGCAGAACGCTAGGCGCAAGGCTAAAGTAAGCTACATCAGAGACTACAAACAAGTTATAGGCTGTGAAGAGTGTAGTTATAACAAACACCCTGCAGCACTTCAACTAGCCCACGTAGGATCTAGCAAAACAGATCGTCTTAAGGGAGGCTCCGCCTACGACAGTAGTTGGTCCTACAAAAGGATTGATGAGGAACTAGCTCGATGTAGGGTGCTGTGTGCTAATTGCCACGCAGTAGAGACCTACGAGGATGGTTATGTTAACCAATACTCAAATGAATAGATCAACAATAAACTCAGAAAATAACGGCTAAAGCCTAACGAACTTTAGTGAACACGAACGATAATGGCTTCCGTAGTATTTGCACTACGAGGCAACCAAATCCACATCTTAGATGAATACAGTGGCCACCCCGATACAGAAACTCTAGCGCGTAAGCTAGCAGACAATTACAAAGGACACCGGATTATTTCTTATCCTGATCCTAGTGGTCGTGCTAGGAAGTCTTCTGCTGCTGTTGGTAGTACTGACTTCTCGATCCTTACTGCTAATAAGATCATTACTAAAGCACACCAGAAAGCACCTCCTATTATTGATAGTGTAGCTGCTGTAAATAAGAAATTTAAGAACGCCAATGGTGATATCGACATGTATATACACCCCCGATGTGTTAATACTATCAAATCTATTGAACGAACTACTTGGGTAGAGAGCAATCCCGACACAGCTACTATTTGCAAGAAAGAAGGTGTTGAACACTGGAGCGATGGTTTACGTTATGCTGTAGAATACTTGTTCCCTGTTCGTGGTGGTTCTAAACTCGTAACAAGAGGCTTCGGCTTCTAACTTAAGGAATACTACTATGCCAAGCGGAAAAGGTACTTACGGGAAAAAGGTAGGGCGACCTACTAAAAAGAAACCCGTTAAGAAATAACAAACAAAGAAGGGAGTCGTTATGGCTTTAATTGAATACAAACTCGATAACGACTCTCTAGCTTTTACTCTCGTACTATCAGGGGTTGGCGCTCAAGGTTCTACAGGTGATTATCGACCACCGCCAGAAATACAACTCCAAGAAGGTAAGATTCCCCATAGTTATCTGCCAGACCCACTACTAGCCTCAAGCAAATGGTAAGGATACCTACTAATGGCACAATACAAAATCTTCAAAGAACTAACCCTACCTGTAGAAGCAGAGCTAACACCACACTCTATTTACTTAGTCGCCCCCTCTAGTACACCTAGCTACGTTGAGGTATACATTACAGGCGCTAATACTTCCGTCGTTAAACGTGTTATTGATGAGTCCGACGTACAAGCTCTTATTGATACTGCAGTAAGCACTCTCAATGCTCTTGAAGTTGTTGCTGACATTACTGCTCGTGATGCTTTGTCTCTGACAGCTAACGCCCAAGTACTCGTAATTGATGCTACTGACGATAGTACTGTTGATGCAGGCGCTGCTACTTACGTCTGGAATAACGATAACTCTACTTACACTAAGATCACTGAACATGAGAGCCTTGATGTAATTATCAATTGGACTGATGTTGTTGGACGTCCTTCTAGCTCTGTTGCAGATATTGATGATGCTGTAGCTCGTAAACATAGCCATGCTAACAAGACACAACTAGACCTTATTACTGAAAACGATGATGGTGAAATGCTGTATAACGGCGCACTCCCTTCAATCGCTTGGGATAGTGTGGATTGGTAATGAGTTATTTTCGCACAGAGAAAGCAATATCAGGACTACCTTCTCCACTCGTAGCTGACACACTTTACTTTGTGCGTAGTGGTGAAGGATACCAAGAATACCTTACTGACACAACAGGATCTATTGCTTATAAACCTAACGTGCCAGACGTAGCTGATACTATTATTTACGTTAAGGCAGCATCACAGTTAGCTGGAACTTTAAGCAGTGACGTGTTATACTACATTGACGGTAACATCGACATGGGTGCTACTTCTATTGTAGTTCCTGAAGGTGGTTTAAATATATCTGGTAGTGGCCAGAGTGCATCTTCTTTAAAAAGCACAGAAGATGACTTTGACTTGTTTGTTACAGGCACAGGAGACTACGCTGGTGAACTTTTCTTAAATAAAATTACTGTAAACATTACTGGTGCAAACTCCAACGTTATGGTTCTAGATAATCAAAGGAATCTTGACAACTTGACCTTTGTTAGTGTTGCCTTCTTAAACTGTACTAAACTAGGAGACGTCTCTAACTATCGTCAAGGTTTTTCTGACTCAACAAGCTTCATAAGCTGTGTAGATGGTCTTACTATGAATGGTACTTGGGAAGGAGGCTGGGCCTTAGTTAACAGTGTTGGTGTTGGTTCTGCTATGTCGGGATCTTTGTTTAAAGAAGGTTCAAACTTAACCATCAACGGCTCTTTCCGTTCTAACGCTAATATATTAAAATTGAATGCTTCCGGCGGTTCCTTCTGTGACTTCTCACCGAGTAACATTACGCTAGATGCTGGGTTCTCTTTGCTCAACGTTAGGTCGGACCCTAATATTGACTCTCTACCCAACATGCCAGCTACCTCTATTAAGTCTTTAATCCGCGACTGTGTGGGCATTGATAACACTTACGTAGGGGCTACCCATCAACCACAAGCTGATAGTGTTGTTGTTGTAGATACTATTGACACTCTTATACAGGTCACGGGGGTTATGGACTTAAATGAGCCTTACTGGTTCAGTACTGCTAATACTAATGGCTTACAGTTGGACAGCACTCAAAACATAAGAGCTAGAGTTAATGGTACTATGTCTTTCTCGGGTGGGTCTAACACCGCGATTGGTATACAGATCAGGAAGTTTAAGTCTTCTGATTCTAGTTACGTTAACGTTGGACCTGAGTATGTAACTGCATTTTCCACTTCAGCGGTACTCGGAACTTTGGCAAGTAACGTTTCTTTCTCTGGTACTACCGATATGGTTAAAAATGATCGCATTGAAATCTGGGTAAAGAATAAAACTAACACTGATAACATTACCTTAAAGGCTGGTGGCCAATTCGAAGTAATTGAGAAATAAAATAACCTAACGCAAACTACTCCAACTGAGGTTCGAGAGAGGAAATAACATGGCAAGACTAAAGAATCCAACAACAGCACAACCAATGGGTCGTAGTCGTTTATCGTCGCCTTCTAAGGACACGATTAATGACGATGGTACTACTCTGGTATCTGTTGTTGACGGTGAACAAATTCAAATACAACTCACAGTAGGTTGGATGACTAACCTTTCAAATGCTAACATTTTAGCGAAAGTAGTTGAAGGCAATAACTTGGGCGATGGTGAGTTACCTGACGGTACAGCTACAAACCCTATTGTTACAACACTAGTTATTCTAGATCAAGACGCAACTGATAACGTATTTAAGATTGTTTTACCAGAAGACCTTACCGCTTCTTGGTCACAGAAAGCAACCCCTAATAAACCCGTTTATGGTTTTATCGGCCTTGAGATTGATGATGGTGGTGCTGGATCAGCAAGACAAATCTGGAAGCCATTACGTGGACTCGTAGAAGTCTTGTATAGCCCTTCGGAGGCTTAATAACATGACTACTAAGTATAGCCTAACGCTTTCACCTAATGAATACAACCTAGAAATTAGCGAGAATAAAACAAACCTTTCTCTTAGTAGAGTAGGTGGGCAAGGTTCTCAAGGTGCTACGATCAGTGACGCTTACCTTAATAGTGGCAACGAGCTGATCTTAGTAATACTTAATGCAGGAGTTGAAACCTCTTTGAATGTTGGAGATGTCTCTACAAACTCAACTTCTCTAACTAACATTCAGATTACTTCTGCACAAGATGGTGACATGCTGTATTATAACGCAGCCACAACTAACTGGGAAAACAAAGCTCATACTCTTACTACTGCTAGTATCTCTGATATTGATAGTACTAACAAAACAGATGGGTCTATTCTATTGTATGATGGTTCTTCTTCTAAGTACAAAGCTACTACACAAATAACTAATTCAAACCTATACTTGATTGGAGGGTCATTCTAATGGCTACTAAACTTATTCTTAAAAAATCCGTCACTAGTGGCTCTGCTCCTGTAGCTGGTGACATTGATGTCGGCGAACTCGCAATTAACCTTGCAGACCGTAAGATCTATGCTAAAGATAATAGCGGCGCTATTGTACTTTTGGACGGCGCTTATGTTGACTCTAGCGCCCCTGCAAACCCCGCCGAAGGTGACTTGTGGTACGATACTACAAACAACGTATTAAAGGCCCACGACGGTTCTACCTTCAAGTCTGCTGGTTACGCAACACTATCTGCCTTGGAAGATGTAACTATTACTTCCGCTGCTACTGGTGAGTTCTTGCGCTATAACGGTACAGCTTGGGTAGACTCTACTATTCAAACTAGTGATGTTTCTCAAGCTATGATTACACAACACGAGGCCGCTATCACTATTGCAGCTTCTCAAGTTAGTAACTTTGACACTGAAGTTGCAAACAACTCTACTGTAACAGCTAACACTGCTAAGCTTACTGGTATTGAGTCTAACGCTACTGCTGATCAAACCGCTGCTCAAATTAAATCAGCGTATGAAAGTAATTCTAACACTCAAGCCTTTACTGATTCAGATCATACTAAACTGAATGGCATTGAAGCTTCAGCAGATGTAACAGACACAGCCAACGTTAATAGTGCTGGCGCTCTGATGGATAGCGAGCTAACAAACCTGTCTGCGGTTAAGGCTATCAATCAAGGTCTAACAACAACTTCTAACGTTGCTTTTAATAACTTGGTTCTTGCTGGTAACTTGACTGTAAATGGTACTACTACTTCTGTCAACTCTAACGAAGTAAACATTGGTGATTCTATCATTGTGCTTAATTCTGATGAAACTGGAACACCTTCTGAGAATGGTGGTTTTGAAATTGAGCGTGGTACTTCTGCTAACGTATCTTTCGTTTGGAACGAGACAGACGATGCTTGGGATCTCTCCGGCGAGACCCTTCAAAACGTAACCCTTGATGGTGGTACTTATTAATTCCACAAGGCCCGTACAATAAGAAATAAAGTGAGGGGGTTGACCTCCCCCTTACAATCATAAGGTATCTATAACATGGATAGGCCAGTTTGCATTATATGTAATAAAACTAAGGTAAGTATTGCCGATTACAACAAGAACGGCTTACCTCGTTATAAGCGAAAGTGCGAAAAATGTAGTCCTTTTTACAAAGAAAAGTTAAAGAGACGAAGTGAAAAGATGAGAACCAACAAGTACGGAATTTATATTAAAGCTGAAGTTTGTGTTTCTTGTAATTTCCTTGCTATAGATAGTTGTCAGCTAGATGTTGACCATATAGATGGTGATCATAATAACAACAGCTTAGTTAATCTACAAACCTTATGCGCGAACTGTCACCGTTTAAAGACCAAAGTTAAAAAAGAATTTGGACCCAAGGTAGATATTCAATAATATTTACCCTCCTCAAACACACAGGAAAACAGCCCAATGGCAACTAAATTAATTCATAAAAAATCATCTTCGGCAGGTTCTGTACCTGTAGCTGGAGACCTTCAACCGGGAGAGTTAGCCGTAAACTTAGCTGACAAAAAGATCTACTCTAAGACAACTGGCGGTACAATCATTGAGTTGTCTTCTAGTTTTTCTGATAATGGTTGGTCTGTGAGTGAGTCAGGAGGCTCTCTTTACTTTGCTAAAGACGGCGATAATAAAATGAAACTAGACGCAGCGGGTAATTTAGATGTTAAGGGAAATATTAACACTAACGCAACTATTTCTTAAATAATAAACAAACGAGCCTAGTTCAAAAGGAGAATGACAATGGCAATTCAAGTAGCAGGTACAGAGGTTCTTAGTAACGCTCGAAGCCTAAACAACATTACAGCAGTAGACGCTACTACAGCTACAACACTAATTGACGCTGGCTTCGGTGGTGGTGGTATTGAGTTTACACGGAAGATTACAACTTACACTGCAGTAGCAGGCGAAGGCATTATTGCAGACACTGACGGTGGAGCTTGGACTCTCACTTTACCTCAAAACCCCGAAACAGGTGACAACGTTGTTATCCGTGATGGTGGTGACTGGTCAGCTAACAACTTGACAGTAGCTCGCAATGGGTCTACTATTGAAGGTGATGCTGAAAACATGCTCCTTAATATTGGAGGTGCTTCTGTAGATTTAGTTTATGATGGTGTCACTTGGCAGCTTTATGCTCAAGTAGGTGTATTCAGCGGCACTGCTGTAACTGAAACTGGTACTCAGACACTTACTAACAAGACTCTAACCTCACCTACGTTGTCAGGAACCCCCGTAGCACCAACAGCGATCGCTGGCACTAGTACAACACAAGTTGCTACTACAGACTTTGTAACTAACGAAGTTGAGTGGACTACAACCACTATTTACGACAGCGTGACAGATGGTGACATAAATAGTGTTTCAGTTACTTTTGTTGACGGTTTTGAGTATATGTTACTTGGTGACGGTTTGGGGATGAACGAAGCCGGTGGTCTTGGTCTTGAAATACAGATGGATGCCCAGTCTTCCCGCACTACTGTGTTTGACGTAACGTTTACGAGTGCTGGCGCTAACGAAAACAACTTTCTTCTTGACTTAAAACTTGCTCGTGTTGCTATGTCCGGTCGTGTGCTTAGTTGTTTGATTGGGGGTCAAGCTAATGCAGACTCGTCTGGATTTACTGCTTCGTCTAACGGATCAATAGCTGTTTTCTCGGTTACTAATACAAGATCTAACCCAGATAAAATAAAAAACGTACTTTTTTATGCAAGTGGCAGTGCTGAGTTTGACCTCGGTTTAATTAAATTGATGAAGCGGAGAATTAATTATGTTTAAGATTATTGTAGACGGCCTTGGGAACAGAACAAGAGTAGCTATGACAGAGTCTGAAATGTTAGGGCGCGCGCTAACTATTGAGCAAACCCGTCAACAGATGGCCTGCACGTCTCTACAAGGTAAGATTGCATTGGGTTCAGATGCTTGGGCTAAGGTACTTGCATACCGTGACGGACCTGAGACACCCTTCTCTGTTAAGGTGACTATTGACGATAGTCCTACGTGGAAACGTCTTAGCCAAGATATTTCCCTTATTGGTTGGGCTTTAGACTACACGGATGAACAAATGGATGAACTGTTTGTTAAAGCAATGAATATTAACGGAGGAGAAGTCTAATGGCAAATCTATCAGATAAAGTAGCTCCATCTGGGGTGCTTACTCCAACAGGTGATGGTTCTGGTCTAACCGGTGTTGTAACAATAGATGCCAACGGGGACGTAAGAGTCCCCGCTGTAAATAGTACAACAGACACCCGTACCTTCTTTGTTGAGAGCGAAGGTTACGCTGTTATAAATATCAATGGAGATATATCAGACACTGGTGGAGAAACCGGAGGCGCAGCGGTGAACTTTAGCGTTGACGCTGGCCTCACGAGTGCTGTTGTTTCTCTTACTCAAAATGAGAACGGCGATGGTTTAGGCGGCACATTCGCGGGCACGCGCCTTAATTCTCTGGTAGTAGGGACACTGTCAGACTCTGATATCTATTTTGGAGTTGGGAGGCAGGCTTATGTTAGGCTAAACGATAATGGTTTTTATGCCGGTGGTATTCTTGATGACTCATTCACAGCTAACAACACATCGGGAAGCGGTACAGTTTTAAGGCATGATGGGAGACTATCGGCCCTATGCGATAACGATACTGCGCTAAACATTGGTCGACACTCAGGGACGGGTGAGGTTGCTAAGTTTTATTACAGCGGGAGTGTCGTTGGTGAAATAGCCGTTAATTCCTCAAATACATCTTACAATACGTCCTCTGACTATCGCCTAAAAGAAAACGTAACTCCCGTCCAAGGCGCTTCTGACATTGTGAAGGTTATGAGACCTTGCACCTACACAGCTATATCAGATGGACTATGGTACGACGGTTTTCTTGCTCACGAACTACAGGATGTTTTACCCCGTGCTGTCAATGGCACCAAAGATGCTATGGTTGACGAAGAGTATGAAATAACTCCTGCCACTAAAACTGAAGAAGCAGTTATGGGAACAAGGTCTATTCCTAAAATGCAGTCGGTTGATTATTCAAAACTTACGCCTATCTTGGTTGCGTCTTTACAAGAGGCGCTGGTCCGCATTGATGCACTTGAAGCCGCGATAGACAGAATGAAATAAGGTATAATTTAATGAACAGCAACTACTCAGAAACCCGTGTCATTGGCTTCAAACGCCTCTGTGTATTCCTATCCCTAGCAATTGTAGTTCTCCCAGTGTTCATCCTGTACAGTGGTGTCTACTGGCTCAAGCGAAACAATTGGCACACAGGTTGGCGTTGGTACGTCATTGCTTTACCAGTTGCAGCCTTTGTAGTAATCAACACTTTACACAACTGGACAGTCTGTACAATCCTATTCTGTGAGTTTCCTAGAGAGTTTCAAACGACTACACGACTAAGACGTATGAAGAACAACCCTGACCCATCTAAGCGTGAGTTAGCCGATTTAATGGGTGGATTCTTGAACAGCCAAGACGCTGGTCATTACTAGTAACTATTTTAAAGATTTCACTACAACAACTTATCATAAACTTAAACCTTTTCTAAGGAAAACTTAACCTATGTCTAAGCAAAAACTTCGCAAGTCACGTCAAAAACCTATTTATGAACGTGATCAGCAGAATAATAATATGTATCAAGATACTAAGGTTAGCAACTTTAACGTGCTACCGAAGAACGAAAAACAAGACTTCCTTATACACTCAATTGAAAGCTCAGTGATTACTGTTGCTATTGGTTGTGCGGGTACAGGTAAGACTTACTGTTCTGTAGGTACTGCAGCTAAGTTGTTTTTAAAAGGCGGTTACAAGAAAATTGTAATCACTCGTGCTAACGTCCCAACAGGTAAGTCTCTCGGAAGTTTCCCCGGAAATGTAGGTGAGAAGATGACACCGTGGCTTATGCCAATGCTAGATGTCTTGAAAAAGGCTTTTGGTAGCGGGAAGTACGAGTACATGCTAAACAAAGAGCAAATTGAGATTCAGCCTATTGAAACAATCCGTGGACGTTCTTACGAGAATGCCTTGGTGCTTGTCGATGAGTCTCAAAACCTTGACATGGACGAGTTGAAAGCAGTTAGTACTCGTATTGGAGAAAACTCTAAACTTGTGTTCATGGGTGATCCTGCTCAATCCGATGTGCGTAATGGTCGAGACCTTCTTCAATTCGCACGTTTGTGTAACAAGCACAACTTAAAAGTTCCTGTTATTGAGTTTGAAGTAGAAGACATTGTTCGTTCAGATATTGTCGCAGATCTAGTTCGAATGTTTATCGAAGAAAAAATCTAATCAGAGTGACTGGGGCTTCCCCGTCTTTATAAAGGAGACTACTATGTCTAAATATTATTTTGAGGGAAGCCCTATCCTCGCCCCACTTACTTTCACTTCCAACGATGTTGTTATTTCCTCGGAAACAGCAAATTTAAAAATGTTAATTCATAAAACAGATGCGCATCGTTGGGATTTAACTTTTGGAATTGTAGCTAACAATAACGAAGCTGATATTTTTCTTGCTATGATCGAGAATGAGTTTACAGTTAAAACTATGATTATGCCGCAATTGAAAAGTGTTGAAGATGCTACTACTCTAAGCGGGCCTTTAAACACGAGCCAAAACTTAAACAAAGGTTCTTCAGAAGTTAGAGTCACTAATTCCTCTGGTGGTCTTCTTCCGAAAGGTTCTTTTATTCAGTTCTCCAACCACACAAAAATATACATTACAAAGCAAGACTGGTCTTCTGAAGAAGAAGATTTAGTTTTTTATCCTAATTTAAGAGTAACAGTCAATAGCAACACCGTAGTAAGATTTGCAAGTCCTCTAAACAGCGACCCAAAGCCTATTCTGAACTATCGTCGTGATGGAGACTCTTTAACAGGGATTACTTACAATGACGGTATCCTTGCTAGTATTGGTTCTTTAACAGTAAAAGAGGTTGTTTAATCATAATGAATAGTTTTAATCAAGAAGAAAAAACTACTGCTATTATTAAAGCAGTCAAAAAGATAAACAGAATTAAAAGAACTAGGATTGGATATGCTTATGGTATTTCTGATTGTTGGACCTTGTTCTGTGAGTACGATAACTTTTTAAGAAACAACGACTATACACTTAAGAACTTATTCAAAGGGTACAACTCCCAAGAAGATTGGATGGACACTTTACATAATAAGTTAAAACTGTCTTCTCCTTTAGTCTTATTTAATGATAACGGCTGGAATAGTTTAGAAATTGAAGATACTGTTCTTGGCGATGTTGCTGTATTTACTTATGATAATAATTCTAATTACTGGTCCGTAGCTATTAAAGTTGCCCATAATCAGTGGAAGTCTTCTTCTAATTTAGAAAAATATGAAGTTCTTACTACTAAATTTATAAAGAAAAATCTCAAATTTTGTGCGAGGGTAAATCAATGAGAAATGTTAACGCTTTCGTAGAAAGTAAGATTCTTTCAGACGTACTAAACTATTACGCTTTAATTGAAATAGAGCTAGATGGGTTTTCTTTGTACGTAACTACTCTACCTTTTTCCGTGACTATTGGTAGTAAGGTCTTTGTGTCGGACGTTGGTATTGTAGACTACTCACCGCCAGCACAATCCTCAGTAGTAGATAAGGAAAAGTTTGCCTTTTCTTTTGCAGATCCTTCTGGTTTTTTGAAGAAAAAGTTACAATCTGGTTCTGCTTCCAGCTATGTTAGGGTTAGAAACGGATTTTTTAATTCAGACAATACACCTAACTTAGAAGCAGAAAATATGATTACTGCCTATCAAGGGTACATCGACGAAACCTCCTTTAGCTCTGACTTTGAAGAATCAACAGTGAATATCTCCTGTGCTTCGCCTATGGCTGACCTCGGTTTGACTAAAACTTTATTTACTTCTGAAGACGGTATGAATCAGTATAACACCGAAGATACTTCTTTTGATAGAGTAATTGAGAATAATGAATCTAAATTTAAGTGGGGGAAATCCTAATGGTACTTGTAACCGCAGCTATAGCGATTGGTACAGCGATTGCCGCAGCAAGCACTTTTACAATAGTAACAACTGTACTTTCAATCGGCTACCAACTATACTCTGCTAACAAACAAAAGAAAGCAGCAGCTAAAGCGGCAGAAGCTCGAAAGGGTTTTGAAGGAACTAAGAAAGACACAGCAGCTAACTTACCTGTTATTTATGGTAGAAATAAAATCGGCTCTGTTATAACTGACTACAAAACAAAAGACAGTTACAAATACAAAGCCGCAAGCGGTTACGTGGCAAGTAACTACTCTCCTGCCTCTGGGTTTGCATACGATGGGGCAAACTATGTAGAGATTGTTGTAGAAGGTACCACAGGCCAAGATCTTTCTGAAGAAGGTCAATCAGGAAAAGACATTGTGAATATAACTAAAGTAATCACAAAAGTTGTATTCTCCGGTGTTGTTATTCAAACGATTACTAAAGATGTTGAAAACTTGACACTATCGTCAGGCTCCTTTTTGTCTACTAGCTTTGAATCCTTAAGAGATAGTACTAATGCTTTCGAAGAAGGCACTTCTACTTACTTTGTAGGCGATGAACATAGAATTAGCAATAGTAGTTACAGGTTTGCAGTTCGCAGGCAAAGTAACATTGATGTTAGCACGCAAGTGTTTGCCAAAGGTTTGGGTTCTAGTCAAAGCGGTAGTAAGAATGAATTCTTGTTTACACAACATGCTATTGCCTTTGCAGGTGTTTCTCGCGTAATTGATATTAACGTCGACGGTAAACGCTGGTCAGATAGTGATTACAATAGCAGTCTTCGGATAAACACTTATCAGAACGGTGGTGAAGACAAAGCGTCTACTGCTAACTTCACTAAGTCTACAAACATCTTTACAGAAACGTTTATGGCTTCTTGTGTGTTTAAAGTAAACAGAGACGATCCTCAATATGGTGCAGGTATTCCTAATTTAGAATTCTTCGTTGAAGGTCAAAAAGTATACGATATTGAAGAAAACAACGGTTTGTACGGGCTTTCTGCTACAAAGACTTACAGTAACAACCCTGCCAGAGTTCTTTTAGATTACCTTATGAGTTCTTCTTACGGTAGAGGTCTAACTGTACAAAGCATTGACCTGCCTTCTTTCTACAAAGCTAAGGTAGCTTGTGATACAATTGTTATGAAGGGTGCTACTAAAGACGGAAAAGTATCAGGTGGTTCTGGTGTGACAGATATTAGACTTTATGAGATAAACCATATTGTAGATACTGCAAACCCAGTTAGAGACAACGTTACTCAAATACTTGAAACAATGGGGCAAGCTACTCTAATCTGGTCTGGTGGGTCTTACAAGCTTAATCTTGCTTATCCTTCTGAACAACCTTCTGTAGAAAACGGCTTAGTAGATGCTTCTCACGTATTTTCGGATGACCATATTATTAAATCTGATTTTTCAATGAGCTGGCCTAACGCCGAAGATAAGTTTAATCAGGTAACAGTTCAATTTCCAAACTCGTTTAATGACTTTAAATCTGACTCGGTAAGTTGGCCCCGTGTAGGTAGTGATGCTTACAATATTTATATTGAAGAAGATAACTATCAAGACTTGAAGTCTTCTATTACACCTATTGGTGTTACCGACCCTTACCATGCAATGGCAAAGGCTGAAGGTTTAGTTCGTCTAAGTAGATCTTTACATCAAATATCTGTTACTCTCTCTAGGGCGGCTATCCTTATGGAGCCGGGAGATTTCTTTATTCTTTCTTCGGAAGCTCTGGACGTTGACCCTACTGTTTATAGAATAGAAAGTATTCAGATCAATTCGGACTTGTCAGTATCAGTAGATGCTTATTACTTTGACTTTAGAACTCTCGCTTGGAATATTAACGATGAAGTGCCTTACCCTGCTTCAAATGTTTCTACTGAAGTTGTAAACCCGATTACTAACTTTTCAATTAGTATAGAAGATCTAGAAGTATTAGATTTAGGTAAATTAACTTGGGACTATGAAGACGACGCGGGTAATGGTAATTATACTTATGAAGTATTTTACAAAAAAGATACTGATAGTGATTATACTGCACTGGCTACTACCACGAACAAGTCTGTTAGTTTTCAAAAGTTGAATTCTTTGAGTAGTCACGCTGTTTACGATTTTAAAGTTAGGGCAAAGACGCCGCTAGGTGAAGAGGTTTCTTCCGTGTTCTTACTAGCTCAAACCCTAGTAAAGTCACCAGAAGCTCTTCTGAGTTTAGGAGTATTCGAAGAAATTTATATTACTAACAACGCATCAGGTGTAAAATCTAGAGCTTTGCTTAATTGGGTTCCAGACAACAGCGGTATTAATTCTGCTTACTATCTAGTAGAGTACAAGCTGGCATCAGATAGTGAGTATGAAACGTTAGGTACGACAGCTAGCCAAAAGGTGACTATACCAGATGTAAGACATGCGTTGTATGACTTAAGAGTAACACCCTATAGTACTTATGGTTTTGCAGGTTCCTCTTTCAACTTCCAAAAGTTAATGGTCGGGTTATCTTCCCCACCTTCTACTCCTGAAAATTTTAATGGTAACATTAATGAGGGGCAAATTAACTTAGCTTGGAAGTTGTCTCCAGACTTAGATGTTGTTTATGGTGGTAGTTGTGAAATTCGTTTTCACATTGCTACAGACTCTTCTGCTTCTTGGGATACTTCTTCTGTGCTTGTAGATTCTTTATCAGGTAATACTAACAACAAAACAGTACCTACATTAAAAGGGACTTTCTTTATCAAGTTTAAAGATTCTTCTGGTATTTATTCTACTAACGCTGCAGTATTTACTAGCACTTTCCAAGATTCAAGTTTTAATCAAATTGAAACTTCTGACGAAAGCGGTCCGGGATTTTTAGGTGCAAAGTCTAACTGTTCTACTGACGGTACTTTGTTGACTTTAGATGAAAATGAAACAGAGATGACCTACGAATTCAACAACTATGTTGACTTGGGCGAGATAGTTACTGTTAGGATATACCCTTCTGTAGTGGCTTCTGTTATATCTAGAACTGATTTTGTTTCAGGTTATGATTCTGTACAAAATACCCCTAACTTTGGTGGTACGTTGCAAGATGCAGACTTACGTGTTCAAGTATCTACTACAAAAGATGACCCTTCTGGAAGTCCAGTTTGGACTAGTTACGAGTTATTGACAGTAGGTAGTTTTACTTGCAGAGCCTTAAGATTTAATTTTGTAGGTGTTGCTAGAAACTCAAACATCAAGATTACTCTTTCCGAGCTATCAATAATTGTTGATAAGAAGGATATTGTTAAGGTAGGTTCTTCAAACAGCAGCGTATCTGAAGATGTTACAGTTACATTTGGTACTCCGTTTTATGGAGGTTCTGGCGGAACAAACTCCCCTAGTATCGGCATGATGGTTATTGGAGGTTCTCAAGGTGATGAAATCATCATAATTTCTAGAAACAAAGTTGGGTTTGTTTACTCGATTTATAATTCTGGAAGCAGGGTCTCTAGAGATATAGACTGGCAAGCAATTGGACAATAAGGAGTCTTAAATGTCAACGACAACACTAACTATTAGCGCGGACCAAACAGGTACCGCCTACACAGCTGATCTAAATGCAGGTTTAGCTGCAATTAATACTTGCCACTCTGGTAATACTGCACCAACAGAAGATTTGTTTGCAGGTAAGTTCTGGCTAGACACTGCAGGTTCTAATCCTATTTTGAAGATCTATCGTACTGGCTGGAAGTCTTTGTTTACCTTGAAAGCAGGTAGCGTGGACATGTCAGTAGATAACATTGCTGCTAATCTGGTAACAGCTACAAATGTTAACACAACTTCAGATGAACGTTTAAAAGAAAACATTAAAACAATCTTGAACCCTCTTGAAAAGGTTATTAACCTACGTGGTGTGTCTTACACTATGGAGGGTGTTCGTAAGATCGGTGTAGTTGCGCAAGAAGTGGAAGAAGTTATTCCAGAGGTTGTTTCAACGGACGCTCAAGGTATAAAATCTGTATCTTATGGTAACATCGTCGGCCTTCTTATTGAGGCTTTAAAAGAACAACAAGACCAAATTAATGAATTAAAAGAATTATTGGAGAAATAAAATGTCAGTATCAATTATTACTCTTTTAGCACCTATCGTTGGGGATTTAGTTAAGAAGATAATCCCTGACGCAGACAAGGCTAAAGACATTGACAAAGAAGTAAAACTAGCTCTGCTAGATCACACAGACTCTCTTGAATCTATTCGAGGTAGTATTGTACTTAGCGAAACAAAATCAGACAGCTGGTTGACTGCCACATGGCGTCCACTACTTATGATGGTTATTGTTTCTATTGTAGCAATGAATTATCTCATCTTCCCACTAATGGGGCTGATGTTCGGAGTTGAACTTATGATTGACCTTCCCGAAGAACTTTGGAGTCTACTTCAAATCGGCGTGGGTGGTTATGTTGTAGGTCGCTCTGGTGAGAAAATGATAGAGAAATGGAGTAATCCTAAATGAAGACAACTAAAATGTTTAAGGATAAACCTGAAGTAAAAGCTAAGAAGGAGGCTAAATTGAAAACTTATGATTGGCATTTTGGTAATCGTTCTGAAATGAAAATGCTAGACGTAGATGCACGTCTTATTGAAGTTGCACGTCTTGCCTTACCGCTTAGCCCTATTGACTTTGGTATTACTTGTGGTCTACGTTCTCAACACGAACAAAACCAGTTACTTGCACAAGGTAAAACACAAGTTCGTCGCTCTCGCCATCAAGATGGCATGGCGATTGACGTTGTTGCGTATGAGAATGGTAAGGTGTCTTGGGATCTTGAACACTACATTACTATTGCGGACGCTTTCGCTAAGGCTTGTAAGCAGACAAAGCTAGGTGTTCGTTGGGGTGGTGGTTGGCCGTTCTACCTTGATGAACATACAGGTAAAGAGTCTCATGACGCCTATATTGAAATGAAAAGGCAGCAGGGTAGACGAGCATTTATTGACGGACCTCACTACGAAATCCCTAAATAATAAATACCCGCAAATAATGATACAGTGAAGCAGGCTCTCAAGTCTGACAGCTTCTCTGTCTTCAAGATGACCGGAATACATCTAGTTAGGGTGGGTTAATTCTCACCCTGACGACCTTATTTCTATCAAGAATAAATACCCGCAAATAATGATAGTAGGTGTCCCTAATTAAAGGGATAGTTTAAGTATATCTAAAGATATAGTTTAAGTATATCTAAAGGTATAATAGTGATTATGTTTGTCTTTAAATATACTTAACAAAACAAAACAACTAGAAGGGCTTTATTGCCTGTTAACCAGATAATGAGGTAAATAATGGCTCTAATTAAAACAGCAGCTAATACAACTAAACGTGGAGTAGAAACGCCTTCTGCAGCTTACTTGTCTATGAAACCACTTTGGAAGAAGGCACGCGCAATTCTCCAAGGAGAAGCTAATGCTAAAGCACATGATGACTTGCTAAAGCACGATTACAGTAACTTGCTTCTACCCTTCTCTCCAAGTATGACTACTGCACAGTATGACTTTTATAAAGCTGAAGCTGAACTTCCGGGTTTGACTACTCAGTATGCAAGGGTTTTGATTAGCGCATTACTGCGTAAACCTTCTTCTTTAGAACTTCCTGATTTTATTGATGATAGTGCAAAAAACTGGTTGACAAAAGACATTACTTTAGACGGTGCTTCTTTGTTTAACTTCTTAGATGCTGCTATTTGGGAAGAGCTTCAAACTTCTCGTGCTTGGGTTTATGTTGACCGACCAACGGTATCTGATGAAGAATTAGAAAACATGGATCCTGAAGTTAGAAACATGATTGCACCTTATCCTGTTTTGATTAAAGCAGAGAATGTCATTAACGTACAGTTAAATACTCATCCTGTTACAAGAGTCAAAACTCTCAGTCGAATAGTCACTAGATACATTTCTGAAGAATATAATTCTGATAACCCTTGGCACCCTAATTATGTTGATACTGTTTGTGATCACTATCTTGACAAAGAAGGTCTTTTAGTTCTTGATTATTACAAAAAATCAGGAGGCGGTCAGCAAGTAGAAGCACTCAACGGAGAAATTTCTCAAGAATATGCTGACTCTGCTGATGGTGGTTTTTCTAAGTATGACACCAAGTTTCCTATGAAGTTTGGTAAACGATTAACTCGAATTCCAGCTTGGCCGCTTAATGGTCAACTAGATGCCGTAGAGCCTGTACTTATGCCTTTGATTGACAGAGAAGTTGCTCTTTACAATAAAGTATCTCGCCGTAATCACCTTTTGATGGGCGCTGCCACTTACACACCAATTGTTCAATCTGATATGACAGATGAAGAATTTGACAAGCTCTGTGATGCAGGTCTAGGTTCTTGGCTACGAGTTCGTAAAGATGAATCTATTACTGTTTTAGAAACACCTACTGGTGCGCTTGCAGACATGGATCGGGCTATCGAAGCTACAGTTGGTGAAATGGCTAAGATGGGTATTCGAATGTTGTCCCCAGAACAAGCTGCTTCAGGTATTGCTTTAGAGATTCGTAACGCTTCTCAAACTGCACAGCTAGGTACTCTTAACGCTAAGATTTCCGGTACTATGCAAGAGATTATTGCTTTTATGATAAACTGGAAGTATGATACTGACTTGACAGGTAATGATGTTGAGTTTCAACTTTCTTCTGACTTTGCTGCTACTGTTGGTGGTGAAGGCGCAATGCGCTTGGTAGCTGAGTGGTATCAGTCCGGCGTTATTGATCGTAATACTTTCGTTACAATTGCTAAGTTTAATGATTTTCTTCCAGCTGACTATAATGATGAAGAAGCTACAAAGTCAATTCAAACTGATCCTTTAGTAGCAAATCCTAACTCACAGGAATCACAGGTCACAATGGAAGATATGTAAGTTAGAGCAGGTCGCGGTCTCAAACGATGTCACAGGCGTCACATCAATGAGAAGCTTGGTTCGATTCCATAACTAACACCAAAATAAAAGGCACCCTTGATATAATTTTACAAGGGTGTCTTACGCTGCAATAACTCAGTTGGTAGAGTACTTCACTTGTAATGAAGATGTCCGGAGTTCGAACCTTCGTTGCAGAACCACTAACCGCGCATAGCTCAAATGGATAGAGCAAGATTCTTCTACAGTCTAGGTTGTAGGTTCGAGTCCTACTGCGCGGTCCAATTATTACATTAATAAAATATTCTCTGTAGCGCACAAGGTGTGCGGTCTGACTGTTAATCAGCTGTTGCTTGGTTCGATTCCAAGACAGAGAGCCAATATTAACCTAGCTGGATAGGTAAAGCCTGTAAAACGACCTCAATGAGGTTTGGCGTCCAGACTTATAAATCAATCTCACGAATGAAGTAATGGGGAAAACTTATGTCTATTAACGAAAAGATCTTTGACCGTATTGTTGACCATAGCGGTGATGTACGTTTATACGAAAACGGAGTCCAAGCGAAGAATAATACAATTCTTAAAAAACACAGGTTTAACCTTAGAGACCTTCTAAAAGGAAACTTGAGGTCTAATGTCAAACCCGAGGTAACTCGTTTTGCTAAAGAATTAAATGATCACAACGTTAAGAGTATGCTAGACTTTAGCAACTCCCAGACTGTTTTCCACACAAATAACTTAAACGCAGAAGTGAAAAACTTCTATAGACTTCAAAAACCAAAGACTAAAGACCTTCTCCTTGAGATTACTGGCCCTCAGATTAAAGGTGTTAAGTCTCTTTCTGGTAATGTTAAAAACATTGCTTCTGGTGAACTAGTCCGTATTCAAACTAAAGTAAAAGGTGGACTTGCTAAAGGGTTAACACCTGATGAAATTATCGATGATGTTTTAAAAACAACTAAGATTACAGAACATCAGGCACGTACTTTAACTAGAACCTCTATTACAGCAACACAAACGAACGCCTTGAATAGCGTTATGTCTGCAAACTCTGACTTGATCAGTGGGTTTATGTTTACTGCGATCCTAGATGGTAGAACAAGCGCTGTATGCTCTTATCACAACGGTAAAGTTTATGATATTGGTGACGAGAGGTTCAAACCTCCTTTGCACTGGCAGTGCCGATCAACAATGGTTCCTGTAATCAAGAGTCAAGAGGAACTATTAAGTCTTCCTTTAGCTAACGTAAAACCTAGGAACTTAGAAAAAATACACCCTTCAGAACTAACGGGTATAATGCCAGCTATTCGAACTTACTCCGCTTGGCTGCGTACACAAGGATCTAACGTACAGATTAAAATGTTAGGTGGTGAGCGTCAAGCTAAACTATTCCAAGACGGTAAGTTAGAAGCTTCAGAGTTTGTTTCTCCAGAAGGCAAAGCACTTTCTATTATGGGGTTAATGCGTAGAGCAAATCAAACTATTAAGCGCCCTACTTCGACCAACGATAGCAATACGACTTTAAGATTTTCTAACCCTAAAGAACTAATGGAGTCTAAAGCAAATAGATCCGCCTTGCTAGATCACTTTAAGAATGACGCAGCAGAAAATGCTCAAGCTTTGGCTTTGACTGATTTTAAAGGCAACTCTCTTTCACAAAAGCAAGGTAGCAGACGTTCTTTTAAGAACAGTCGAGAAGGCTCGGTTATGTCTGCTAGTGGTACAGACTACACAAGTAATGCAGGTCGTCACCTTCAAGTACAAGAACCAGACATTCTTACTGAAAGGCTCGCAAGAGTTCAGGATAGCGAAGGTTTAGAACTTGCTCAAAAGAAATTTATTAAAGACTTTGTTTCAGATCTAGGCAGAGACGTTTCTATTAATCAACGATCGGTTATTACTGACGTTCTTCGACAAACATTTACTCGTTCTAACGTTAGTGGTGAGCCTTGGGGTAAACCAACTTCTGTAATGAGAAAGTTCACTATCAATGCTGTGCAAGACTTAGGTACTTTAATGTTTAACCGATCAACAGATCGCGGTAAGCTATTTGGGAACTTGACTGCAAAACTAGCAGATGATCCTGAAGTATTTTTGTTTGGTAAAAAGTATACCATTTCTGAACTTGTAGATAGTCAAATTGCAGATAATCGCTATATTGAAACTTGGAGAGGTAAGTACGGAGCTAAGTTAGCAAAGAAATCTTATTTTAATGGTAAAGCGCCTTTAGCAGCTTACACTCAACCAATTATCAAGTTGTACCCAAATCGTAAGGAGCTTGTTAAAAAGCTTTTAGATTTGTTTGTAAGTGAAACAAAACGCAAAAACATAAAAGAATTGTTTAAAACAAAACCTCCAACAGACAGCTGGATCACTTCGCAGATTTCAAATGTTAGAGGCAAAGCTAGAGAATTTCTAGACTTAGAGTTTTTATACAATAGAGACCGTAAACTTGCTTTAGACAACTTAAAAGAGAAGACTATCAAGGCTACTGCAAAAGCAATGGAAGCTATTGCTACAGCAGATGGTGCCGATTATGATCTTCTTGCTATTAAGATTGGACAAATGTTTGATAAAGAGTTAGGTTCTCTGAACCCGTTACGCTCTAAATCTCTTAAAGACTTCCACAAGGACGGAAGCCGAGTTATAAACTCTCTTGAGAAGCAAGGAATGATACGGACAACAACTCTTAGAGATATTGGTACTTCTTCGCCTATTGACTTAGAAACAGGTAGACCAGTTAGTGATAAGGCATTACGCGGTATTAGTGTATCTCGGCAACTTACTATTGTAAACGGCCCTATGCGTCAGTTACAAATTGCTGCTGAAAAAGCACGAACAGCTAGACGTTTTGGCATTTATCATCCTAGAGATAAGATTTATGCTAGGGCTGGAAGTAAAGAGTACTTTGATGCCAGAGGCCGTAAGACCACTATGCCTGTTGTTTCTGAAAAGGTTTATGCCGATTACGATGTAAATCAAATTGACAGAGATATTTCTACAATGTTGAACCACGCTACTTCAGTTAAGTATGAAGTTGATAGTGAGTATTTTGACTTCGCAGAAAGAGTTATTTACTTCAACGACAAACGTGGTGAAGCTAAAAAGTGGGATGATATGAACGAGTGGAAGAAACTCTTTATGTCTCGTGGTAATGATGGTCGTGGTGTTTTAGCAACAGCTAAGTATCATCGTCAACGTAACCAAGCTTTCTCTGTAGACGCCTCTATTGACTTTCGTGGTCGAGTGTATCACCGTGGGCTACTAACACCTACAAAGGGTGAAGCTGTACGTCCTTTCTTGAACACTGCCAAAGCTTACAATATTGATGCGGACGCCTTAGAAGAACTTCAAGTTCAGATTGGTGCCTTGGTGGGGAGTCCTTTAGACACTTTGACACTAAAAGGAAGACTTAATGCCTTTAAAGAGCAAGAAGACAACCTGTTAAAAATCGGAGATTATATGTTGAGTTCAACTCAGCCTGATCGAAGAGTCAAAGAATTTCTTTCTAACCCACTAGTAGCAGCTACTGAAGAAAAAGAAGTAGGTAAACTCGCTCGACTAGCATTAGAATACACCCGTATACATAGACATATGGGTGGTAAAATGTTAATTGACAAGTCTAAGTGGACACCTGATGATTTAAAACTAATCTCTGAATACAAAACAAAGATGATGATTGAAAATGATGCTAGTTCTTCTGGCGCTCAAATCATTTCCTTGTCTACAGGAGATCGTGCTGCAGGTGAACTATCTAATGTACTTCAGACTTCTAAGAAACAAAGACTTTATGATGAAATTGCAAAACGTACAGTTGACGATCCTGAGTTTCTAGCTATCCCTGAGTTGGCTGATCTCGATCTTAACTGGACAGACCTTATGAAAGCTGCCAAGAATCAAAACATGGTTGCCTTTTATGGTGCCGGAGACGCAACTAAAGCTGCAAACGTAGCTAATAAGTTTGCCGATGTTCTAGCAAAGAAAGGTAAGATTGCAATTTCAACAAAAGAAGTTGATAAGTTTAAAGCCGCTATCGATGCTAAGATTAGCTTCGAAATGGACAGAAAAAACTGGACTCGTATTGATGAATTACGAGACATCAAGAAACAAGTAGTAGCTGCCTCGAAAGAAGGTAACTCTATAACCGACTCTCTTTATGAAACCGCAAGGTCAGAGTTTAGAGAAGGTATGAAGAACTCCGAAGACATGCACACATTTTTAATGAAGCTAACCGATGAAACAGGAGACCTTGTAGGTACTCGTTTATTCGCTAAGATTTCAGCAATTATGTCACGTCAGTTGGAAAAGGAAGTTCCTGTTACTGGTAAGTTTATTAACTTCTGGAAAGATATTGCGAAAGACTTTGTAAAAGAGTCGGGATCAGTAGATATTCCTTGGGTTACGTTCGATGGTAAAACCATGTTACAACGTTACCGTGTAAAGGAACAAGTAAGAATAGACTTTAAAGATCCAATTACAGATCAAAAAGTCTTCAACATATACGAAGCACCGAGTAAGGATGACAAGTTTGCATCCCAACAGTCCATTCAAGAAGCTTCCATTGGGCTAGGTGTTAACGGTAATCACAGTAACGATGCTGTAATTGTCCGACAATTTCACTTATGGGGCGCGAAGAATAACGTGGAAACTGGAACTATCCACGATGCTTTCTTCACAAACTTAGGTAAGGCGGTTCCCGCTAAATTTGCCTTGAGACAGATCTATGCAAATGCTCTAGAACAAGGTACTATTAAACAAACCCTCGCAGCAATGCGCAAGGCTGGTCTTTCAAACAAGACTTATAAACTATACTTACAACGCGCAAAAGATGACGGACTTATTGACCCTGTTAATAAGATTACTCCTTCTGAAATTGTTGAAGCTATCCGTCCCGGAAATGACTGGTACGGCATCGGCCCCTGAATATTTGTAATAGGCAAGGCCCGTACAATTACTAAAAACAAAAGAGTCTGTGACTCGAAACATAACAAATTATTAATCCAAGCTGTGCTTGAGAAGGAAATACTATGACACCTGAAGAAATTGCTGCTAACGACAAACTCGCTGCTGAAAAAGAAGTCGAACGACTCGCTGCAGAAGTTGAAGCGCAACGAATTAAAGATGAGGAAGACGAAAGCGACAAGACACCAAAAACACCTGAAGAAGAACTCGAAGCAATCGTTGAAGAACGTCTTGCTAAGATGAAAGCTAACATGGATAAAATGGCTACTGAACGCGATGGTCTTTTGAAAGATAAGGTGACTGCTGAGAAAGCAGCCAAAGAAGCGACTATTGCCCGTATGAAAGAAGAAGGTAAAGTACAAGAAGCACTCGAACTTGAGCTATCTGAAGCTCGTACCCGTCTTGCAGAATACGCTACTGAAACTACACAACTCAAACGGGACGGTGTCCTCAACGATGCACTCTCAGGAATGGATTTCCGAAACGATAAGTCAAGAGATATGGCTCGACGTGAGATTGTAGACCAACTCGTTCAAAACGAAGATGGTTCTTGGTCACACACTGGCGGTACTAGTATTCGTGACTACACTGCCGCCTATGCAAAAGAAGAAGGCAACTCTTTCTTGTTCCGTACTAAGTCTAATACTGGCGGCGGGACAAATAACAATGACGGTAAAATTAACACCGATGTAAGCAAGTCCATTATGGAAATGTCTACGCAAGAAATTCTAGCTCAAGCCGCAAAAGGCCAGCTAGGTAACTTTAATGTCTAATCATTAGACTAAAAAACTCCAAGGAATAAAAAACTATGCCTATTACAAATACAGACTTCCAGAACATTGCACTCGCAATTTCTGCTTACTCCGATGAAGCTTATACCTCTGCTAAAAAGCTGAATGGTACAGGCATTGTCACTTCCGATCAAAAGATCGACGTTTCTGGTGAATCGTTTGTTGGTCAGTTCCGCTGGTACAAGCCACTGAGCGCCACAGTAAACGTTGCGTCTTTGTCTTCGGCTACTGATGGTACCTATACAAGCGTTGCAACAGACGTTGCCAACTTCGTTAAGACTGTTCGTACCTTCGGTGCAGAGCAAGTCAACATGCAAGAAGTTGTTTCGAAGCAAGACGGTCTGGCCAAGATTGCCCGTGATTTTGCTGAAGTCCGCGCCCAAGATGAGCATGACGCTCTGTTGGCAGTTCTCAAAGGTGTCGCACTTAGCGAAGTTACTCTCGGTGACAAAGGTGGCTCCGGCAACGGCGGCATGATCGCTTTTGATACAGACGCAGACGTAGCCGCAACTGGCTTCTTTGTTGACGTAAACGCAGAAGGTCTTCACGGCGCTGCTGCAACTGGTGCTAACGACGCACGTAAACTCTTCGACGCGTCTGGTATTGCCGCTGCTCGTGGTGAGCGTTTGTTCCGTTCGATTGGCGCAGCTTTCAAAGACTACGAACCAGATTTCATGTACTTGGCAACAAGCCCAGAAATCATGGCTGAAATGCGCGCGGCAAACTTGGTTGACCAAGACCGTATCAAAGATGGGAACCTTGAGTTCTCAACAATCTTTGGTGGCAAGTTCCGCCTCGTTATGACACGTGCTAACCAAATGGCATCGGGCTTCGCGTCCGGCGACCTGAACGCACAATCAACACAGTGTTCTTTTGTTATTAAACCCGGTTCGGTTGCTGCAACAGCACTCGTAATGCCTACACCTGTTGAAGTTGACCGCAATGCGGCTTCCTACACTGGTGGCGGTTCGACTAACGTTTGGTATCGTTGGGGCTATGTAAACCACCCAATGGGTTACGACTGGGCAGGTTCGACTTCTGCTTTCGCAACCAACGCAACAATGGGCGCAGCTGCTTCTTACGACCGTAAGATGGACGCACTGAACCTCGGCATTCTGCCAATCTTCCACACATAATAGAAAGAGAGCGCACTAATGACATTAGTTCTAAATGAAAACAGCTATGTCACTATTGCAGAAGCTGATAGTTACTTTGAGACTCGTATTGATAGTGCCGAATGGTTAACTATCTCTGATGAAGTCAAAGACCAAGCCCTTGTTACATCAACTCAATTGACTGATGATAACGCTTGGATTGGTTCTGCTATCAGTGGATCTCAGGCTCTTGCTTGGCCTCGTTCTTATGCAACTTACTATGATACCCGTTTAGGTATGACTGTAACGTTTCTTGAGAACGAGGTTCCGGCCCGTGTGAAGGTAGCAGTCTACGAACAAGCATTACATCTAGTTGCTAATGAGGATTTACTTGCAGGTACTACTCAAACTTTTGAGAGTATTTCTGTAGGATCAATTAGTCTTTCTGATAGTAATAATGATGTTGGAAAAACACCAATTACTTCACCAACAACTTATAAGCTACTTAAACCTCTTTTAGTAAAAGGCTCAATGGGTGTAGGTAGGACTTGGTGGAGGGCAAACTAATGTCTCTTAGATCAAAAATAATTGCTGGTGTAGACAAGGCTTTTGCAGCTATTGGAGACCTAGCACAACCTGCTACTATTTCAAATCGTAACGTTACAGAGTATGACTTTTCTACTGGGAAAACCGTAGGTAGTACTAAAAACTACAGTGTTACTGTATTCTTAGAAGCATCTAAAAAACCTTCTGATAGTGCTTTCAATCAAAGCGCAATTATGAAGTCTGGTATAGCAATTGACGGTTACGATACTTTGACAGTTGGAGAAAATGTTTATAGCATTACTGACTTTACTGACGATAGTTTTGTTATTACAATGCAGTTGACTAAGGAGAAGTCTTAATGTTTGTAGATATTCTATCAGATATTGAAGAAGTTTTTGCTTCTGATGTTTGGGAAGCCAACAATATAGAAACTTTTCCCGCAAACTATCAAGGCTCTAAAGGAAACTCTAAAGAGTATGTCATAGTTACTGTGATGCCTTCTAAGAGTGATAATATTGCACACGGTGCTATTAAACAATTAGGCGGTTTGTTAGCTGTAAAAATATTTGTAAAAGCAGGAGAAGGTCAAAGTAAAACCATGTTTATCTCAAATCTTCTCGATATTGTCCTTGAGAATAAAAGATTAACTTCAGGTACTATTTTAGGAACTTCTTACTTAAACACTGAGGGACTAGACCCTTTAAACAAGTCGCTATACAGCGCATCTTACTTAATCCCATTTACCAAATACGGAGAATAACACAAATGGCACACATTTCCTCATTGGGCGCAGGTGTATTTACATACCTTGACGTCTTTACAGGCACTATCCCTAATGACACTGACACGGCAGCTGAAATTGCCGCATTGTTTGTAGGCGGAACTCCTGGAACCGCAGACGCAACTCACATTCGTATGCCTTCCGTACGCGAATTTCCTTCTGTCGGTACACCAGCAAATATCGTAAACGTACCTGTTTATGGTCAAAAGACTTCTTCGCAAGTACAAGGCCAGTCTGACTCCCCAAGTCTCGAAGTTACTGTAAACTATGTAGCTGCAGATATGACTGATATTCACGACCTTATCGGTACTAACCTTGCAGTTCGCTTTATGATGGCCGCTTCTGCTGTCACTGAAGACCAAGGCGCTGACGCTACGTTAGCTATTGAGAACACGGAGTTTTACTTTTTGGGTAAGATTGAAGCAATTTTGGTAAACCCAGCATTGACTGACGCTGTTACTGCAACAGTTACCCTCTCAACACAATCTGATTTCTTTGGACCAGCTACAATTGCTGCTGCTTAATTAATCTAAGAGGCTCCTCTACGGGGGGGTCTCTAACAAATTGGAATATATTTAAATGGATAAGCCATTCAGTAAGGGTTTCGTCATGCGTACGACTTTCCGTCATATGCGCCGAAGCGTTGATATTAGTATTCGTAAATCTTTTGAACGTTTTAAAGACTTTGATAACGACTCAGAGATTGGTAGGGAAATTATGGAAACCCTGTCTCTACTACACACAGTGAGAAAGTTGCTTGATGATTTTCAAGAACAAAACCAAGAACTCTTCTCAGAAAAATAATTTATCTAATTAATAGAATCAGTAAGGAATATAATATGAAACATCTCGTAGGTAAGACACTAACCGAAAAAGTAGCCTTTATGGGCGACGAAGTTGAAGTTAAAAAGTTGACAGTGGGTCAGATTCTTGCAATGCAAGCTATGATTAATAAGTCTGGTAAAAGTAATGCCTCGGACGCACAAATTAAGCTTCTGCGCGATATTATCAAGCTCTCTGTTATAGGGTCTGAAGATTTGACAGACGAAGAGTTTGAGAGTTTCCCTATGTCGGAACTCAACATTTTGTCTGAAGAAATTATGCGAGTTTCTGGTCTTGGAGGGTCTGAGGGAAACTAACGCAATCCGAAGAGACTATTTTTGAAATTGCAGAAGCTTTGAATTTACCTGTTTACAAAATTCAAGAAGAAATGCCCTATACTGAGTTGTTAAACTGGGTAAAGTATTTTAAGAGAAGACCTATTGGTTGGAGAGAAGATCAAAGAACTTTCTTAATGCTTCAGTCTCAAGGTTACAAAGGTAAACCAGAAGATTTATTTGTGACCTTAAGAACTATGAAAGAAAACACTCCAGTAGAAACCACCGCGTTACCGAAAGGCAAATTCTTAAACATGATGCTCTCGGCTAAAGGCGGGGATAGTTCTAACTGGACACCACCTTGGCTTGGAAAAAAATGAAAAAAGGTTTAGTCTCTTTGGAGGTAGTTAACTTCCGACAAGAAATAGAACGTATTGAAACAGAATTTAAAGACCTTGCTAACAAGGAAATTGAAGTTCTAATCAATTACGGGACAGAACAGCTTAAAATTGTTACCCCAGTTGATACTGGTGAAGCAAGACTCGGCTGGGAAAATGAAATAGATAGAAATAAGATTGGTGGTTTCACTGGTGGTGCTATTATAAATGATGTCGAACACGTAAGCACATTAAATAATGGACACAGTCAGCAAGCTCCGAAATACTTTATCGAACAAGTGCTAACAACTATTGGCTTAATAACCCCAGACTAATAGTTAAATTGCCCCTGATGGCTTCCTCAACATGTAGGATACTATCGGGGGCTTTTTTATTATATAGGAGAACCACTATGAGTGGAGTAGAAATTCGGGTAAAGGCTAACGCTAGCCAAGCCACAAGAGAAATGAGCAAACTAGAACGCTCCATAACTAATCTAGACGTAAGAACAAGTAGGTTAACTAATAGCTTTCAAAAAATGGCTATTGGATTGACAGCTGCTTTTTCTGCAACAATCGTAGTAAAAGGTATTACAAGAGCCGCTGACTCTATGACTAACTTCAGCAACCGTGTTAATCTAGTAACTAGAGACATTACTAAAACTAACGCAGTCTTAAAAGAACTATTTGCTATTTCCGCAAGATCTCGTGGTAGTGTAGATGCAGCGGCTGAAACCTTTAACAGATTTGGTTTAGCCCTAAAAGGATCAGGGCGTTCAACCAAAGAGTTGCTAAGAGTAACTGAAGCTGTACAACAAGCCGCCGTACTCTCAGGTTCTGCTGCCGAAACTGCTAAGTCTGCTATTATCCAACTTGGACAGGGTTTGGCCTCTGGCCAGTTACGAGGGCAAGAACTAAATTCAGTACTAGAAGGTATGCCTCGTTTAGCCCAAGCTATTGCAGATGGTATGGGTATCCCTTTTGGGAAACTGAGAGAAGCGGCTGAAGACGGTTTACTAACTGCAGAAGCTGTCTTTGATGCTATCCGTGATGGTGCTGATGAGATGAATTCCGAGTTTGGCACACTTGACGCGACTGTAGCAGGATTAGCTACTGTATTCGGTGATGCTTGGACTCGTGCTTTAGCCAACATGGATAAGGTTATTGGGGTTTCTGACTTAGTAAAGAAAGCAATTATATCTTCAACTAAGGCTGTAAACTTCTTAGGACAAAACATAGAAGAATGGGCATTAAGAGCAAGAATTGGGTTAACACTTCTTAGACTTGATGTAAAGTACTTTGCCCAAGATGTTATGGATGATATATCCGGATTGTTTACAGACGAGATAGATGCTTCTAAGTTCTTAGATGGTATACAGTCTGCTATGGCTAATTCTAAGAATAACGTAATCGCTACTGTAGAAGAAATAAAAGACGTAGTTAAAAACATGTGGAGACGCGAGTCTGGCTATATCCCTATGGATACTGCTATAACTCAAGTTGATCTGTCAGACAAGATATTCACTGGCTTCTCTAGTGCTATTTCAGGGTTGACAAGGTTTAAAGATAACGTTGTTGCAATCTTTTACGAAATCTGGGATCGTGTTGTTGGTCGTTCTTTGTGGACTGGTATTTTTGACCCTTCTCACATGGAAGCAGGACAATCCTTATCAGTCGGGTCTAGCTTAAAGACATTCTTAGATAAACCCTTAGACCAATTAAAAGCGTGGGGTGCTAAGATAATTGAAGTCTTTAACAACTTAAACAAAAAAGTTGTATCAGAATATAAAGACATGCTTGTCGAAATAGAATCTAGAGGTGGTTTGAAAACAACAATCACTGACGGTCTAGCAGAGGCTTGGTCTTCCACTTTATCTTCGATGACTGAAGCTTGGGATTATTTTGGAGACTATACTTATTTGAAATCTGGTGGCAGAATTGACCTCCCATTTTCTGAAGAAATAAGAAATAGTTTCCAGAGAGCAATTGACTTTTCTTCCGATTACTATAATACTTTCTTAGACTTATTAAAGAAGACACCTCTTGTTATTGGTGCTATAGCAATAGCTGAAAGTGTCACAGAATCCTTCGACAATATTATAGCAAATACAGAGGAATATTTTAATGCCAATAGCGATCAGTTAGCAGCTGCGATATCGGTTGCTCTAGGTATTGCACTAAAGCGTTCAATAAGAGAGCTTGTACTTAAAGGGGCATTAGCTGGTGCGTTCTTAAGTGCAGCAAACGTGCTTGGCAATGATAAGGAATTCTTAGCTGCTATCAATAAAGTTGCAAGAGGTTTTGGTAAGGCATTAAAAGATGCTCTTTCTGGTGAAGGTGATATTGTTGCTAACGTAATAGAAGGTATTAAAAACATAGCATCTTCTATCGGAAGTGGTTTTGTTGATGGTTTCTTCGGAAAAGATTTTAATAGTGAATTCTCCGATAAACTGGCAACAGCCCTCGTATTAATTGCAGGTGCTTTTTTAATTACACCGGGGTTATCCGCTAGTCTACTTAGGCTAGGCTCTGGATTAATTAAAAGGATCTTTAAAGGATTAAAAGGTCCGGAAGCTTTGAAACAGCTTAGGAGCGGTATCTTCGCTCTAATTTCAAATCCTGCAGTATTAGCTGCTGCGGCAATAGGTCTCAGTGTATTTCTACTAACTTCTGAAAGTGAGTTATCAGAAAAACTAAGAGATTTAATTGCGGGAACTGTTGAGAAAGTAATCAACTTACCGGTAAATTTACTGACAGGTTCCACAGGTACAGTTAGTGATCGTAATACCAACGCTATCAACAGAGATATAAACAACGACCCTCTGAACTCAGCACTTATTGCTAACCTTGAAACTTCTTCCTTAAATTCTATGACAATTGCTCAATCTGAAGCAGCTTTAGAATCTTGGCAAGACGAGTTGGATAGACTTTCAGATCTGGGTCTACTTGGTCGTATGTTAAACAGCTCTGCAATTGGCGAGTTTGAAGAAGCCATTCGGAAAATTACTAACAGATTAGATAACTTGTCTTCAGGTATACTTCAAGTACAAAAATCTAGTGTAGTCGCTGCTCCTACTTTTACCCCTAGTAATAGCCTACTACCTTTAGATGTTGGTGGCTTCAACTCTGGTGGTGCTGTGAATGGCAAGGGAACAGGTACTTCGGACGAAATCCCTGCTATGCTCTCTAATGGTGAGTTTGTAATGAAGGCGTCCGCTGTCAGCAAATTCGGCCCAGACTTTATGGCCAAAGTCAATGCAGGTATTATGCCTAAAATGTTGGCTGGAGGTGGACTATCAGGAGATATTGCTGATCTAGAATCCGCCCGTGCAAGAGCCGTAAGTAGGAACGAGTACGGCGATGTTGCCACAATTGATGCTTTACTCGCTAGGGCGAGACTATCGTCTACTAGTAGCATTAGTGACATTTCTACAGAAAGTTCTAACACTTCAAGTAGTATAAGTGATGATAAAAGCAAGAGTAAGAAAAAGGATACTGCAAAAACACCTGAAGAGATCGCAGAAAGTTACGCAGAGAATTTCCAAGGAGATTTTCAAAACGCATTCTCAACATTCTTAATGACAGGTGATGCTAAAGGTTTCTTACTTGACTTAGCAGATAGTTTCAGCTCAAATATTATCAACGCTTTTTCTGAAAGTTTTACTACTGCTTTGTTTAGCCCCGAAGGTGGGTTAGGTAAATCTCTGGGTGGTATATTTGAAGGTGTTCTTGGCTTCGGTTCAAAAGTTGGTGAAACTGTTGAAGGTGGTATTACAAAAGGTCTTGCTGGTAACGGCGGAGAAGGTGGGATAACTGAATCTCTCGGGTCGACCCTCTCAGGTCTTTTCTCTGGATTAGGTGAAAGCATATCAGGCTTCTTTTCTAATCTAGGTGGCGGAGGAGGCTCCGGTGCAGGAGGTGGTATATTTAGCTCTATACTTGGCTTCTTCGGTGGAGTCGGTATGGCTCAAGGTGGTACTGTACCAAGTACGTCTTTCTCACAAGCAGGTAAAGACTCCGTACCAGCTATGCTAATGCCCGGAGAAATGGTTCTTTCTAAAAATGCAGTTGCTAACATGAACAACGGCCAAAAAGAATCACAACAGCAAGTTTACAACATTAATGTTACTGGTGACGTCAGTCGTCAAACTCGTAAAGAGATTGTCAAGATGATTCCTCAAATTACTGGTGGTGTAAACGCAACTAACCGTGAGAGAGGTGGTCGCTAATGCAAAAGTGGAAAAAGCTTTTTAAGCAGAAAGATGGAAAACTATACTGGAAGGAGGCTCGCGGTCGAAAGGCTGCGGGTTCCGAGGCTGGCACGAGTCATGGAGACGGGTATAAGACCGTTCGTGTAAACGGAAAAGCTCATTACGTACACCGTGTTGTTAAAGAAATGACAACTGGTAAAAAAGTTACTACTGAGCTAGATCACAAAAACAGAGATCGTTCTGACAACAAAGCTTCTAATTTGAAGCCTGCCACACGGTCTCAAAATAACTTGAATAGGAAATCGTGGGCTAAGAAAAAACCTACTGTAGCGAAAGTTAAACCTAAACCAAGACCTGCTAAAAAATAAACTAATGGTCATCCCTTAATTGGGGTGGCCTTTTTTATCAAATTGTTGGGTAATTGTACGGGCTTTGTGCTAAAAAAGTGGGGGTTTTTGGCCCTCTATAATGAAGAAACATCATATAACCCAAATGGAGAACAACAATGATCTTTTCAAAACTCAAAGCTAAAAAAGTGAAATGGGAAAACCGTAGACTCGCCGCCAAAGGAAAAATTTTACTGGACGGTATTATTGACTCAAGCAATTCAAACCAATTTGAAAAGCTTTCCAGAGTTGAGAAAATTTCTAATCGTGTTTTTAACGGGAATTTTTGGTATAAAGAGTATCTGGCAGTTGTTGAAATTAACGATCGTAACAGGGAAACTCACAAAAACTGGACTATAAAACAATCAGAGCTTCGTGCAGAAAACATGGCGTTGAAAATGTTACTCAAAATTAACAAGTAAAAATGTTGATAAAAGTGGGGAAAAACGCCCCTCTATAATGAAGAAACATCAAATAACCCAAATGGAGAACAACCTATGTCTACTTTCATGCTATTGTACGTGCTTGCCGGAATCTTCTCACTAGTATTTTTAATGTGGAATTACTCCCAAGACGAGCCTATGTTTATTCGTATCTGTATGTGTATTTCAGTACTACTACTCGGCGCTCCAGTATTGTTACTCAATATCTGGATAATAGATAAGTATCGGTAAAATTTTAACGACCCTGAACATGGTTTAAAACTGTTCACTTAATTGTACGGGCTTTGTACACAAAACAAATAGGAAACACTATGCACAAATTCTTTAGAGGCACTACTCAACGTGAAGCTCAAGAGTTGAGCAAAGATATTCAAACTCGCAACTTAACACATTGGACAGACAACTACGAGAAAGCCGCAATGTACAACAAGGGGGTTGTTATTGAGGTGGTGTTAGACACACTCCCTCCCCACTTCAACTTGCACTCCTCTGTATGTGTAGGTGACAATAAACATGGAAGTTTTAAACAGTGGATCTTACCACGTGAATACTTCGAAAACACAGCTTCTTGCTTTATAGAAGAATATTCTATTTATAGCAATTAAGGATAAAACTATGGAAACCCTATCTTCAACTCCTTTGTTAGATTACATTGGAGTACCCTTCCTTGACATTTTTATTGGATTTACCTTGAGAATGATTTTGGCAAGCTTTTTTGAAAGTTTTTTTAAGATAACTATTTTTGCTAAATCTCTTCCTTTAATCGGAATACCTGTGTCTATAGGTATGATGCTAAACGACCACTCTCTCGGAACTTTAACGGTATTCGGAATTTTCATTATAGACTACTTTGGATTGTTCGCTATTTCTAAAAGTAAACCTTCAAAAGAAAGTAAGGCTAAAGCATGAAAAATAACACTATGCAAGTACTAGTAGTATTCCCACAACCTCACTGTTGTGATGTTTTAAAGGAAACTGAAGAATACTACGCGGCCTGTTGTATGATGGGTTTTAACACGTTGATCTCAAAAGATGGATCAGAAAAAACAAGGAAATCATTATGAAATGGTACGTAAAAGAAACTTCCGTAGAAAACACTGTTTGTGATTTCGGACCTTTTGAAAAGATTACAGATGCAGCATTTTTCGTGCATCAACATCAAATGAAATGGAGTGAGGACTTCTTAAGCAAAATTGAGATTATCAAAGTATCTGATAGTTTTCAGATTAACCCTAACATTTACACAGGAGTATAACTATGACACGTCAAGAAATGTTCTCGAAATCGGTATCTGGTGTAATTGCTCAAGGTGGCCCTTCTAGGTTTGAAGAGAGTTGTCTCTATCGTGGACCTAATGGTCGTAAGTGTGGTATCGGTCACTTAATTGAAGATAAAGACTACTTAAAGGAAATGGATGACCATACAGTAAACGGTGGTTCTGATGTCGCAAATCTCTATGGAAGAGAGGTTTTACCTAGTTACTTAGGGAGTAATCTCGAGTTTCTAGTGTCATTGCAATGCTTACATGATGGGCTAGAACTAGACTCAGATCTACCTCTTTTTATAGAACGTTGTGAAAGGTACGCTAAAAATAACGACTTAAAAATGCCAACATAAAACAGGAGTATAACTTATGATTACCGCAGCAGCAGCACTATGTCTTTCTTTAAATGTGTTCTTTGAAGCAAGAAACGAACCTTTAATGGGCCAACTCGCAGTCATAGAAGTAACAATGAACCGAGTAGTCTCTAACAAATACCCAGACAAAGTGTGTGCTGTTGTTTTCCAAGACTCTCAATTCTCTTGGACAAATGACGGTAAACATGACGACCCAACACGTATGTCTTATCTCGATCAGTTAGCTTGGGAACACTCTCAAGCTGTTGTTGAAGGATACGTATCAGGAAACATTGACATGCCTTCTTCCGGCGCTATTATGTATCACGCAGACTACGTTAGCCCATACTGGACTTCTAGCTATGATATTGTAGCTATTGTCGGAACTCACATCTTTTACAAATAATCCAAGGATAACTAAATGACTAATTTCAAAGTAGGCGACAAAGTAAAGATCATTGGTAATGCAGCTCTTAGCTGTAACAAGGTAGGGGACGTCGGTATTATTACATATCTTGATGGAAACCAGTCAGCAGTACAAGTATCAGGAGGTAAAGACTTTGGAAACTGGTCTTGCAACCTTGATCTAGAGCTAGTCAAAGAAGACGTTCCGACTGGTTTCAGGGGTCTCCCAAAAACTATGAACCTAAAGACTGGAGATGTTGTTAAGGGGTTTACTAATTACTACACCATTAAAGATGACTCAGTCGGAGATTTTAAGATTGAACGCTGTTGTGGTACTTACACACTGATATCGCGCGCTGAAACAGAAGATAACCCTTGGATTCTCTTCACAGATAAAGATGCTGTTTGTAGTTATACAAATGATATTGCTTGTTTCAATGGGTTTGGCGTTGCATATCGTAAGAAAGTCCCTGTTTATGAAGTTGTTGATTTACGTATTTACTCTGACGACCTTCCAATGCAACTCGCAACAGTAAAGACAGAAGACGGCGTACCAGATTGGGAAACCTTAAAAAAGTCTTAAAGATAACTGAGAAATTATCACCCTCTATAATGAAATAAACAAAGGAATAAAACTATGGAAACTCTTATTATTATTGCAGTCTTGGCATTCACGTGTTGGGTTGTATATATCATGTCCGAATCCCGTGGGCGTAACGCAGCAGGTTGGACTATCGCAGCTTTGTTAGTTAGTCCACTAATTGTAATGTTGATTCTTCTTGTAATCGGAAAAACTGAAGAAAAAGTAGACGAAGAATTCAAAGAACAGTTAAGTAAAATGAAGTTGCGACTGTAAAGACTGAACTAAACTTAGAAAGGTGTGCTATGACAATTGCTAAAAGAGGTACTTCTGAATACCTAGAAGAAATCAAGTTTTCTAACCTTGTAAAAGACATTGATAAACAGTGGTCTCATACTTACGTTGACAATAGTGTTGAAAAGTCAATTGAAGATATTTTTGCAGAACTTAAAGCTATCGGCGATAACGCCAAAACAAACAATAAGGAAAGCTTTTATGACTAATTTTGTACGCCGGAACTTCCCAACAGCAAAAGAACTTTCCAAAGGTGCTAACTACTCTCTTGTTCAAAACCGCCCTTATGGAAAACGTATTCACTCAGATCGTCTTCAAGCAGTCGGTATGATTCTTGCTGGTAAGCCTATCCAAGAAGTAGCAGTAGAGTTTAACTGCTGTAAACTATCGGTTCGTAACTGGGTTAAAACCTTCTCGGATAACACACCTCGCCTAGACGGGTAATCATAAAACAAAACCCCTCGCTGCTGCTCTTCGGAGTGGTGGCGGGGGAGTTATAAACAATTTTTTTTTCTCGGAGAACTATTTTAAATGACTCTTTTTGTTATAATTGTATTAATCTGTCTTAAAACAGGATTAATTCAGGAAGACTAAGAGTTATAAAGTCCTTAAATAAAGTGGAGTGTTTAAGAATACACTTCGTCCACTAACTAAAAGGAATAACTTATGAACACTATGGGGCTGCTCTGTGAAAACCTCACACAACAACAACTCCAATTAATGAAAACAAACAAATCAAGTGAGGTAGATACGAGAAACAAAGCTTGGATCCTTTATCAGTTTGATCCAGAAGAACTCATCACTCTAACCTACGGACATGTTCTTACAAACTTAGAAAGGCAAAGTGAGTTAGCTAACACCTTATCAAGCGTTGGGGGTGCTATGTTTAGGAACTTACGTAAAAAAGTAAAGGTGCTTGAGCGAGAAAGTGTTAATGATGATAACACAGAACTAAAAGAACTAAGGTTCTTTATTGGAACTCACAATAAACTAGGTCTGCCTAACTGCAAGTTAAAACTAGAAGAAGAATCAAACAAAGTAGAAATCAAAGAAGTGCATCTTGCATGGTTTTTGTTTCAAGCTTATCTCGATTTAGAGATACTGTCATTACGTTTAAAAGTAGGTAGTAACAAAGGAGGTCGAAAGAAAAAGCACACTTCTTACCATGTAAATGTAAAAAACATTGAAGCACTTCATTCTATTATGGAAACAATCGACATTGATAGTGTTGAGTTATTTCCAATGCGTAGTAAACCAGATCACTGGGAAAGTGGAAAGTTCTTTCACAACACTGGTTTTCCGATTATCAAGAAAAAACCTCATCAAGACGCAATCAAGAAAGTAAAACAAGGTCAAATGGATTACGTCGTAAAAGCCTTAAATAAGCTAGGTGATGTAGGTTGGAGGATCAATCCTTTTATTTTCGATGTGTTTAAGAAGGCAAAGACACACCAAGGTAAAACACCTTTTAAGGCTATGAAAGAAGTTGATCCAGAAAAGAAGGCTTCTTTGTTAATTGAACTTGCTGCTATTGAAAGGTTAGCAGAAAGAAATCAGTTTGATCCTTTCTACCACTTGTACAACTGCGACTTTCGCGGTAGAATTTATCCTAACACTGCCTTCTTGCACGAACAATCTTCTGACAACGCAAAAGGTTTACTCTTGTTAGATGAAAGTGTAACGCTAGGTGAAGATGGTATGTTCTGGCTCACAGTTCACACCGCTAACATGCTAGGTAACGACAAAGTTACTCTAGCTGATCGCTCAGAGTTTGTAATAGAAAACTGGTCCACGTATTTAAGTTATGTAGAAGATCCTCTTGAGAATGATGGTTGGATGGACGCGGACAAACCTTTGTGCTTCTTGGCTTGCTGTTACGAACTTTCTCTAATAAACGTCTGGGTAAACGACAAAGGCTTAGACATAGAGGACTTCCCCTCTAACCTGCCGATCTACATCGACGGTAGCAATAACGGCGTTCAGCACCTAGCTGCCATGTCTAAGGATGAAAATGTAGCTCCGCTTGTAAACTTAGTACCTCAAGAACTTCCGGGGGATGTCTACATGTTTATTGCAGATAAGGTAATTGAAGTAGTTGCTGAAAAAGCAAAAGAGACACCAAAGAAAGTATCAGACCAGTTTGATAAGGTTTTCAAAACGTTAGTAAGTTTAAAGTTAGAAATTTCTAAACTTAGTAATAATAGTAATTCTGAACTTTACCGTAACGCAGTAGCTCGCTTAAGAGAATACAAAAACCAAACTTACGACTTAAAGAAACAAATGGGTGCTGTTTTTTGGCATAACGTAAAAGACCGTAAAATCTGGCGTAAAGGTGTAAAAAGACCCGTTATGACACTCGGTTATGGCGGTACTCAACACGGTATGGTAGATATGGTAGAAGACGACACTCGTGGTCTTTCTGATTACTTGCGTGATAAGGACTACTCTTGGTCGGTTTTCTTAGGCCACTTAATCTACAGCACTTGTAAGAAAGAACTAAAAGGACCATCAGACATGTTAGAAATGTTTGAGAAGCTCGGTGTATCTGAAAATCAAAAAGGGAAGCATGTATCTTATGATCAGGTTATCACAGGCTTCCCTATGGTACAACTCTATGTAGAGACTAAGACAAAACAGGTAGAGCTGTATCGCGGTGAAACTATGTACCGTATTAGTGTAAGTTTAAGGAAAACAGAAGAACTAAACAAAGTTAAACAAAAGCAATCAACTGCTCCAAATGTTGTACACAGTGTTGATGCTGTTCACGTAACTATGGTTGTACACGATTCTGATTATCAAGTTACAGTTGTACACGACTCTTTCGGTTGCCATGCTGGTAACATGAACCACTTGTTTATGAATGTTAGATACAAGTTCGTTGAACTTTACGAACAAGAACCCTTAGAGCATATCTTTAGTCAGATGGACGCTCTACATTTAATCCCAGAGAAAGGAAACTTAGATGTTTCTAAAGTCATTGAATCAGATTTCGCTTTTGCTTGAAAAAAATGTTTATGTAAAAATACACTATGAAGATGAAGTTAACGAAGCCAAAGTGATAGGAGTACTTCTAGGAGAAAAAGGTTTCGAAGGAGTGTGTACTATGGTTTCAAAAGATGAAACTGAATTTTATTCAGAGCTTTACGAGGAAGATTACGGAGACTATTTAGTAGAAATTACTGACGAGCAATACCAAAAGTACCTTGATTACAAGGAATAAAAATACCCGCAAATAATGATTATAAGTGTTCAATTCCGATCACATAATCCAAACACAAAACCTATTAGGAAGAAATAACATGACTGATAACGCAACAATCGTACTTATGGACGTAGAAATTTACTTTGCTAAACTGGACCCTGAACGCCCTAACTCTCGCTTTGATAAAGATCGCCCTACTTGGGAGATTCAAATCCGAACTAAAGACAAGGCAGTTGCTAAAGATTGGAAAGCAAAAGATCTTCGTGTAACTACAGACGATAACGATGACGGTGTGTTTTATCGTGTTAACTTGAAAAAGCGATCTAAGAAGGCAGATGGTACTAATACTAAACCTGTTAATGTGGTTGCTGGTGATCTTTCACCTATTGACCCAAAAACAATTGGTAATGGTTCTCGTGGCAATCTGTCAATTTTTCAATATGATTATAAAGTAAATAATAAAGAAGGTCGGGCATCCATGTTAATGGGTATCCAAGTTACACTTCATAATGAATACACTCCAAAACCTATGGACGGTGGTTTCGCACCTACTGAATATAAGGTTAACAAGATTGAAGATAATCACGATGCCGACGACGACATGGTATCGGGTAAAAACGACGATCTTGACGACGACATAAACTTTTAAACGTCTTGGACTGCAATCCTAAAATTACGGTCATCCTTTAACTAGGGTGGCCTTTTTACCAAATTGGAGAGTATTATGAATTCTTATGAATTGCTGCCTGATAATATGAAAAGAGCGTATAACAACAAACCTTTAGATAAGACATTTTTGCTTTACTGGATCAGCGTACCTCAACACAAAGGAATACATCAAGGTTACATCGGCGTAACAGGTCTAACAGAGGTAGGTCTAGGTATGCGTTATGCTGCTGAGTTAGCATTTTATGAAGGAGGTGAGAAGGGTTGGCGAACAGTACACCATCAAATGTCTAGGTATTCAAATAGCGTTACAATCTCTATCATCGGCAAAGGCCTTTTAAAAAAGCATGCTTACATGTTAGAAGAGAGTTTGAGACCTGAAGATAACAGAGGTGATAACTTTTCACCTTACAACTGGAACGAAGTAAAAGGCGGAGAAAACCTAAATGTATAAGAATGATGTAAAACAAATTCAACAATATGTACAAAAAGAAGGCCCATCTGCTCTTGCTGAAGTGGCCTACTGTGTTATCGGTTCTATCAGAACTAAATTCTATCACTTAGACACAATTACAAAGAGTATTAAAGAAGAAGGGGCTGCTTCTAAGCACATCTGGGGTCATAAAAACGATGCTTATGATGCAGTCCAAGCTAACAAGTACCAGTGGTATAACAGCCTAGTTTCAAACAAAATGGAAGTAAGCGATGCGATTACTCTTATAGCAAAAACTAAAGGTATTGGTCTTGCCAAATCAGGTTTTCTATTACAAATGTTAGGCTACAATTGTGCATGTTTAGACGTACACAATCTCAATCGTTTAGGCATTTCTAGCTCCTACTTTTCTAATTCTAAACGTACAGCAGAATATGTTGATCTTGTACAAAAAGAAGGTTCAGAGTATTGGTGGGATACTTGGTGTCAGTTCATCTTTGAAAAAGACAAAGGTAAACACTTTAACACTGTTGAAGAAGTTTCTAAGTTTCACGTAACAGCTATCAAAGGAAAGTAAACATGAAAACTACTAACACAAACGGTATTTACACAAAAGAACGTGAATGTAATCCTTTCAAGTACGATATTTATAACAAAGACACTGGCGAAGTTTATCTTTCTGGACATACAACTATACTTAGTATTGAAGGTGTACGTAAAAACAAACACGATGAGATCTACCGTAGCAGTCACAAGACGCGTTATCCCTCTTCAAAACCTAATAAGAAGCTTGCTTTGTTGGGTGCAGCAGTAGAAGCTAAAGAAAACTTGTGGATTAGGAAGGTATTGTAATGGCAGATTTACTTAACGGTGTTTACTTGGCTGGTCCTATGGCTGGTCTATCTTCAGAAGAAATGAAAGGTTGGAGAAATCGCGCAAGAATCGACCTTATTGCAGCAGATATTATGTCTTTAGACCCAGCGCGAAGAGTCACTTACCATCAACAAGTGTTAGACGATAAAGGTCACGAACTAAATATTTCTAAGAGAATTTTCAAACAAGACCTCCGAGATATTTCTGTCTGTGATGCTATGTTGGTTGATATGAGACATCACGAAAAAGCTAAGGGGCAAGGTACTGCGGCAGAAGTAATGTTTGCTCATACCGAAAATAAAATCATTATTATGTTTAAGCGACCAAGTGATGATCTAAATCCTTTTATGGCCGCTATGGCTACTGAAGTACACAACTCACTAGATGATGCAATCTATGCAATTATGGAGTATACTACATGAACGTTGAAAATATTATTGAGTTTGCCGAATACCTTGAAAACTTAAACGATCTAGAAAATAAAAGAAACCTTCTTCTAGGGTTTGACATGGAACGTGATCTCCCTGTTGATTCACATTCTTGTGGAACAGCTGCCTGTATTGGTGGACACATTAGGTATCTATACCCATACTCAGGTACTCATTATGATTTAGCTATTGAAAACCACTTTGAGCTAGATTCAGAAACAGCATCAAAAATTGGAGAACCAAATTCTGATAATGACTGGGCTTGGGGAGCTACTTCGTTAGAAGCCGCAGCTATGCTAAGAGACTTAGTAAAAACTGGAGAAGTGAATTGGAAAAAACTACACACCTGAAGGCTTAATTGTTTATTCCCACGCAAGCAAGTCTTATCTAAATTACACTTATGCAAATCAAGATGGTAAGTGGAATTACGATTAAGTTTGTTTTATAAATAACTTATTGGAGAATATCTATGGGCCACTATGATGACGCAAGAGAGAGACATGATAAAAAGATAGATGATGATTACTTCAAGTTACACGGTATTACTTATAGCGAAGAATGTCGTAAAAGGCGAGTAATCAAAAAAGCAAAAGAGCTTGAATACCTAAAAGAATGCTACAGAGAGAGCCTAGATAAAGGCTGGTTGTCTACTTAACAAAAAACAAAGGATTAGGAAATGAACACCGATTCAAACCAAGTTTTAGAAAAGGCTGGAGAGTACAAGATAGTAGAAAAGTACAGTGGTAATTTTCAGCTATTCTACTCAGAAAAAACAATGACAAACGGGGAGCAAGATGGTATTGCTTGGAAACAAATTTCATCCTGTATGTCTGAAGAATTAACAAAAATGACTATGATAGAACACTCTATTAGTAAAGTAGGTAACAGAATAAAAACTATTACTAAATTTAACAAACTAGGAGATTATGTACCTTATGACCTATAAAAACTTAAACGAAGTTGCAATGGCAACTGTAAGTAAAGAAATCAATTCAGATCGAGCAACTGAACTTTTGAAATTTTATATTGCAGCTGAAAAACAAGCTAAACTTTTAGGTTACGTGGGAGTAGGAGTAATTTCTTTCTCTGAACAAAACCTAGTTCTTTTTCAAATTAATCCAGAAAACTATGAAGGTTGGGATAACGTATGAACCGTGTATTAAAGCGAATTGCAACTGAATTTAACGCTCAAGAGGAAGACGGAATGAAAATATTTGACTCACAGAACCCTTACGCAAATATAGATGCTTCGGATAAAGAATTCTTCGACTTGCTTGATGACCACAATAACAAAGAAGTTAAAAAGGAAACAGATTTTCATGGAGACTTCGGTTCTCTAGATGAAAAAGAGAAAAACCTAATCATCAACCCAACTCACTACAAAATTATTCCAAAAGAAGCTTATCTAAAGTATCCAAATGGTATGCAGTACATGGATATCATGGAGTATGCAGTAGCACACTTGAGTCCACATGAAGCCACTGTTATGAGTCAAGTGTTCAAGTACTCTCTTCGTATTGGTAAAAAAGATCACAAACTACAAGACGCAGAGAAGATCTGTTGGTATGCAAATTACATGGCTAAAATAGTTAAAGAAGAAAGCTAACTCAAAGTATGGTTTAAATAGAAAAGGAGAGTAATTAGATGACAACAACCTACGTATCAGATATTGAAGCCAACAACCTGCTACCGGGAATTACTAAAATCCATTGTACGGGTCTTGTGGATGTAGACACTGGAGAAGAGTTCTTTTATCGGCCTCACGAACAACAAGCTTACCGAGATCGTATGGACACCGCAGACAAAGTTGTATTCCATAATGCCTTTGGTTATGACGTTGCTGCTATGTTTAAAGTCTGGGGCTACACACCAAAGTGTACTGTGATTTGTACAAAAGTTATGTCACAGGTTTTAAACTACCGTCGATTTGGTTTTGGTCACTCTTTAAAACTATTTGGTCAGTCTTTTGAAAAATCGCGCATAGAATCAGAAAGACTAAACTTACGAGGAGGTATTACCGAAAGAAAAGAATACGTAAAGCTAAGTAAGCAAAAAGAAAGTTTGTTAAAAGGAGACTATAGCGGCGGATTTGAAACCTTTAATGAGGAAATGTTTGAGTACATGAAACAAGATATCCGCTTGGGTGTTAAAGTTTACAAGTTTCTTATGCAGGAACTACGTAACTATATCAAGGCTAGCGGCTCAAAAACTATCTTAAAAGCACTGCGTTCAGAAATGGAAATGGACGCTATAATGGTAAAACAAAACCTTAATGGTTGGAAGTTTGATCTTAACGGTGCTAAGATGCTTGTAAAAGTTGTTGAAGATCAAATGGTAGAAATGCAAGATTTCATCAATCCAATGCTTTCTGGTAATACTATTGTAGTAGACCCCGATACTCAACGAAAGCATGAAGAAGTTACAGGGAAACGTTATGCAGTACCGAAAAAACCAACTTACACAAAAGCAGGAAAACTTGTCAAGACAACTGTCAATTGGTTTAAGCTTCCTCTGGACACCGATGTTAATTCTAGCCCCATTTGGGGTAGTTACTGTCGTGTTGATTTTACTGTTGGTGATATCGGTAATACTGATACGGTTAAAGGTCTTATCACTAGCTTGGGCTGGAAACCGGACGAGTGGAACTGGAAGAAAATCGACGGTAAGCTCACGAAAACATCAGCTAAACTCTCTGACAGTTCCTTGGAACCACTAGGAGAAGTTGGCGCAGCTTTAATGAAATACTACACTTTGCGCTCTAGACACTCTATCATTAAAGGTTGGTTTGAACACGTGGATAAAGAGTCAAGGCTTCACGGTGATGTCTTTAACATTGGCACTCCAACATTCCGACAAACTCACAAAATCATCGCTAACTTACCTAGCGGTGGCGCAACACTAGGTAAAGAAATTCGAGAGTTGTTTGTTGCAAAGAAAGGCTACAAGATTGTATCAGCCGACTCTGCTGCCTGTCAGTTGCGATTACTTGCTCACTACATGAAAGATGCAGAGTATCTAGATCTAATTCTAAACGGTGATGTTCATCAACGAAATGCTGATATTCTAGGTTGTACTCGCTCTCAAGCAAAACGATTTATTTTTGCTTTCCTTTACGGTGCTGGTCCTCAAAAGCTTAGTAGCTACATCGGCAAGTCTTTAGCTGAGACTAAGAATTCAATTAAAGCTTTCAAGAAAGCACTTCCAAAACTTACTGCTCTAATTGAGCGTATTACGTCAATTGTTGAAGAAGGTAGCGCTATTACTGGCCTTGATGATCGCCCTATTATGCTACCTATTAAAGAGTGTTATAAAGCACTAAACTACTTGATTCAAGGTGCTGAAGCAGTAGTGATGAAAGCTACTGTTGTTATGATTGATAAAAGGCTAACTGAAGCGAAGATTGATTTTTCGCACTTGTTGTTCTATCACGATGAACACTCTGTAGAAGTACGTGAAGATCAAGCTGAAGAAGCTCGTGACATCATTATGCAATGTTTTATTGATGCTCCTAAAGAGTATGGTGTTAATATTATGACATGCGGCGATTGTAAAATCGGTGACAACTACTTTGAAGTACACTAATAAGGAATTGGAGCTATAAATGATACAAAAATCAGAAGACTCAAAGATAAAAGTAGAAATCAAGATTATGGACATTGCGGAGTTCAAAGACTTAACTAGTTCCCTTTATGACTGGGCTGTAGAAGTCGATAAAAAAGATGTGCAATCCCCGTCGGAAATTTCTTTAGTGAACTCTATCCTTAACTTGTCTTTTTCAAAACCAGAGAAAGACACTCTTTATACACACCCAGATGTGATAAGAGTAGAAGTTATTGATGATTGTGGTCGTAGCTACACTAATCATTTATCTAGTGTAGAAAACGTTCGAGTATCTTTACAAGATAGTGGCAAAACACTAAAAATATTTATTGATTAAATAGGAGTTCTAAACAATGAGTTATATCCAAAACGCTAAATCTGCTGCTGTAAGTTTTATGACAGGTGCTTACCCCGATCGTGATTGGTTTATTGTTGGTGGCCTTATCCGAGACACTGACATGGGTCTTCCTGTTAAAGACATCGATATTTTTATCTCCGGATACAGTACAGATCCTTTGCCAGAAATGTCCACTGATGATGGTTCCCGTAACGCTTATCTAATGCGAGCGCAAGTAATCCCTTGGATGGGGTTTGAGCTTAACTTAGTATTCTTACGTGGTGAGTGGAACCTAGAGCGCACTGCAGATCGTTGCGACTACGGTATTTGTCAAGCAGGTTGGTGTCCTCGGATCGATCGAACTTACCGTTCTGAGCAGTATAACCAAGATATGCAGTTTAAACAGTTAACTCTTTGTCGAGATACAGTACCAGAGCGTCAAGTTCGTATGCAGGATAAGTTTCCACACTTTATTCACCTAAACCCTAAAGAGTACGCTATCTCAAATAAAGTTACCTCTTGGTGCTATAATAGTGAAACTAAATCAATTGACAAACTTAGCTAAAAATTTAAACTCAAAAGCAGGACACTAAAATGAAAAAATGGAACTACAACTTAGAAGAAGCACCTAAGAGTTACTACACCGAAGTAAAAACAGGTCGATTTAATAAAGAAGGGGAGCCTATCACTAAACCCGGATTTATCGTAGAGCGTATCTTTGCAGTAATCCCAGATAGTTCGACTGTAACAATTTCTTACTGGTTGCCACGGGAAAACCGTTGGTGTATGTTTACTAAAGAACACGGACCTCTCTGCTGGAAAGCTTGGCCGACGTTTTCTAAAGAAGATTAAATTATAAATCAAAGGATACAGAATGACTAACATGGTTAAAGCTATTACTGAAGCACTTCGTCGTCGTCGTAACATTAACAATACAATCAAAGAGCTACATAGCTTGTCAGATTTAGAGCTAAACGATATTGGAATTGCACGGGCCAACATTGAGGTAGTGGCTCGTGGTCTTATTGATATTCACCGAGTTGTACGTGACAATAATAACGGAAAGGTTATTAAATGACTGAACTTGAAAAAGCACTACATAATTTCATGTGTGTAGATATTGACGGAGGAGACTGCACAATACAGGAGGCTATTTACGATGGAGACTATGCTAAGGCACGGGATATCAAAAACCTAGCTGGAATAGCTTTTGAGTCTGGTTGGGAAGCAGCTAAAGGTGACACTATTACAGGGGGCAAAATAATGACTAATGCTGATGAATCACCCCCTATGTGGCAACCGATTGAAACCGCGCAGAAGAGGTATAATAGAATTTTAGTGTGTCAGTCTCGCAATGGGATTATTGCTGTTGCTTACTGGAATAACATATACAAGCATTGGAGTACAGGGTGTGGCGCGATGTCGTACATTGCAGAAGTCACCCACTGGATGCCCTTACCTAAACCACCGGAGAACACAAATGACTATGCGAAATAAAATCACGGATATACTCTATAAGTTAGACATGGGCTATATTGACACACAATGCCAGCCAGCAGCAGACGCCATAATCGCCGCCTTGCCCGATATGATTGCGCCGTTGGTTTGGCCTGCTTTCTCAAGCGAGCAAGTATATCAACAGGCTGCACCCGTAATTTATAGTGACACCTACGCCTTAAAAGGCACGAACAACACAGGATGGAACGTCTATTATGGGCAGAAAATGATAAGCCCCTCGTTTTCGTGTCACCTACAGGCGCAGGCAGCAGCCAACGCCCACCACGTAGCCCAGATCATGGCAGCGTTTACAGGAGAAAACAAATAATGATTAAAGTAGTTTATAACGCAGGGTTTGGAGGTTATCAATTATCTAGCACTGCTATTGATTTGTACGAAAAGTATTCAAATCTAGAGTACTCTGAAGATGTTTAGTGAACACCTTTGATAGAAGCTGTATCAACAGAAATCCGTAATAGGATTCGGTTATCCGTAGCAGCTTACACCTACGAATACAGAAACATGTCTATTATGACAGATCACGAGTTTGATGCGCTTTCTCTTAAAGTAGATCTTTCTGTAGTCACAGGCAACAGGAAGCTAGATAACTTTTTCAAGAAGCACTTCCAACCGAGTACTGGCATGTGGATACGGAAGCACCCCGACAAAGCTGGGTTAGAGAACATATACTACAGATATTGGAAAGAAAAGGAGTAAAAATGTTTAAAGAAAAAATCATATTCTCAATTGACAACGGACATGATCTTCACACTATGGCCAAGTTCTTGCGTCACATTGACACCGTTAAAGCAATGGGTAAACTAGAGGGAGGGTTTATACAGTGTATTAGCTATTATGGGGGTAAACTTAAAAGCTCTTTCATTATGGATGAAAAAGACTACGTCCGTTTTGTAGCTAAACTAGGGTTCACAGTAAAACAAGAAAGTGTACTACAGGTTCCCGGAGATACGCGGCAACCTTGTATGTTGATATACCAAAATATACCATCAGATGTTTTAAGCCCTATGCGAAAGATAAAACCGGAAACTGCAATCAAAAGTAAAGCTTGGACTTATGTGATTGAAGAAAACACTTACTGGACTGCAGATTAGAAATAGGAAACTCTATGCAAGTTAAACAATACTTTAGATCTATTGCAATTTCAATCTCAATTCTAATAAACGCTATCTTTGGAGGTGTTGCAGGTCAAACTTTCTCTGCTAGACAGTATCAAAGAGAAATTAAAAACAAAATCAACCTATGTAAAATCATAGATAAAATCTTAGGAAAGGATCACTGCCAAGACTCTTGGTTGAAGTGGGTTCTTAGAAAGAGCTATTAAAATGTTTACAATCGAAATGGATACTGAAAACGGCCACGGTACTACAATCACAGTACTAGACGAAACAGGTCAGCAAGACGACTTGGAAGTTCTTTTATTTGATGATGTTGTATTTTTCCGACAAGTTGACGACTTTGAAGGAGTAAACTTAATTTGTCTAACTAACAACCAACTTAAAGATATGTTGTGCGCTATGGATCTTCCTTCTGGCACTTATCGAGCAAAGGTTAAATAATTTTATAACTACAACAAGGATAGTGTTACTATGACAAATGAAATGTGGGAAAAGTCTCAGGCTCAATTTAAGAAATTTGAAGCAAGCAGGGTTGAAAATAACATGTCTATCAAAACCAAAGTATATGAAACACAAGCCGCCGCTTTCGAAGTAGAGGATACTTGCATAGACACTCTGTTTATGGGATTAAGTTCTGAAGTTGGAGAACTTCTTAGTGAAAGACTGGAAGAAAAACGTACAGATCGTGACGATAGTAATCGTACTGAAGAAAGCCTAAATGAGCTATCAGATATCTTGTGGTATGTTGCTCGAATTTCTGATCGTCTTGGTTCTAATTTAGAAGAACTTATGCGCCGGAATTTAATCAAGTTAGAAGACCGAGCCTTGAACGGTAAAAAGAGCTATAAAAATAAGGGCTAAAAATACCCGCAAATAATGATCAAAGGTTGACTTAATTATAATTTAAGGAAGTATAAATGAACCTAGCAATTATCGATGGCGATGTTCTTCTGTATATGAGTATATGGAAAGTAGAGACATTACCTAAAGCTAAAAAGAAATTTAAAGAACACTTTAATACAGTGTTGAATAGTCTGTTCACTGAAGACTATGTAATGGCCATGGGAGGTCCGGATAACTTTCGAGTAGATCTTTATGAAGGTTATAAGCGTTCAAAGAGTCGTTTAAATTCTAGTTCAACTAAACCAGAGTGGTTTAACGACCTGAAGTTGTGGACTACAAAGTATTACGATGGTTGTATTATGACCGATAACTGTGAAGCTGATGACATGTTACGAGTATGGGCATTAGAAGCAAAAAAAGCAGATATTAATTCTGTTGTAGTTTCAATCGACAAAGACTTGCATTGTATTCCCGGAACCCATTTTAACCCTAAAACAAAAGCTATTGAACAAATTAGTGAGGAGTGGGCTAACTACTTTTATTGGAAACAACTTCTTATGGGTGACAGTGTTGACAATATTCCGGGAATTAAGGGCATTGGTCCTAAAAAAGCTGAAAAAGTTTTAGAAGGGTCTGTCGGTAATGATGAACACAAGAAGCGTATCTCTATTGAGTACTTCAAAGTCTATGGTGAAGCAGGTTTTGATCACATGTTATTAAATGGAAAACTCTTGCACATCTGGAGAAAATTAGATGACCACTTCACCCTCAACAAAGAAGTATACGACAAAACTATTGAAGAACGAAATCGGACATTGGAAGTCAAAAGTCAGCTTCAACCCTAGCGACCACTTTGGTTTCTTGTATTGCATTCAAAACAAGATTACAAGACAGATCTACTGGGGTAAAAAACAATTCTGGCGAGGAGGTCTCAAAAAGTCTTCTACTTACGGTAAAGAAATGCCTTGGCGAGTTTATGTTGGATCCTCTGAACACTTAAAACTAGACCTCAAAAACCAAAAGAAATCTGATTTTGTATTTGAAATTGTCGATGTTTATAATACAAAAGGAGGTTTATATTACGCTGAGGCTTACTGTCAGATGGTTTCAGAATCTATGACAGAAAAGTTAGAAGATAATAAAACACCTCGCTTTTATAATAGACAGATTGCAGCTATCAGGTTTGTACCTAAAGAATCAATTAGCGTTCGTACAAGGTCTTATTTAAAAACTATAAAAGGAAAATACTAATGTTGAAAGACGTAGCTATTGCACTATATTTAGTAAAAGTAATAATCTTGTTTACAGGATTTCTTGCAGCTTTTAATATTTTTGATTTTAATATCATGGGTTGCTTATTTGCTTATTTAGCGTGTCATAATTTCTCAGAACTTTTCATGGCTTCCCACCTAAATAACGTTATAGATAGTAATAAGAATGGGTAGAATTGTTACTAAAAATCAACCCTGCGAAGATTGCGGCGGTTCAGACCCTTTGCAAATATATGAAGACGGTTCAACTTTTTGTTTTTCTTGCAGAAAGTCACACGGTAATAAAGAGGGTAATAAAAACATGAGCAACAACAACAACGAAGACTTTGATTCAGTAGATAATGATTGGGGTCCAACTGTTAAGGAAGTGTCTGAAGACTACCCAACACGAGGTTTCCGAGAAAGGAACATTAACAAAAATGTGGCAGAATATTATGGTGTTAAAGTATCTTATGATCTTGATGGTTCTATTGATACTCACTACTACCCCTACCATAAAGGAGAAGCCCTCACTGGATATAAAGTACGTGAACTACCAAAGACCTTCAAAGCAAATGTAGGTAAAGTTAAAGGTGGTTTGTTCGGCCAACATCTATTTAGTGGAGGTAAACGGCTAGTAATCACTGAAGGTGAACTTGACACGCTAGCGATCGCTTGTGCTTTGTACAAACGTTGGGGAACATTCTACCCTGTTGTGTCAATTAGATCCTCAACTACTTTGAAAGACCTAGTTGAAGAACGAGAGTGGATCCGTAACTTTGATGAAGTAGTTATCTGGTTTGATAATGATGACTCTGGTAAAAATGCTACTAAAGAAGCCGCTAAGATTATCGGTTATGATAAAATCAAAATTGCTAAAACACCAGAAAAAGACGCTAGTGATACTTGGATCAAAGACCCTGATAAAGTTTTAAAAGCAATTTACGATGCTGTAGAATACACACCTGCTGGTATTCTTAACAAAGATGAGTTGTGGAACCAACTAGTATCTTATAACGAGTTAGAGTCTGTACCTTACCCCCCTTTCATGGGAGGCTTGAACGAAAAGTTAAAGGGTATGCGATTTGGCGAAATCACTCTTTGGACTTCTGGGACAGGTTCCGGTAAGTCTACGCTACTACGAGAAATTGCCTTTCATCTTCTTGATATAACAAAGGATAAAATTGGTATTATTTCTCTAGAAGAAAGTCCTGCAGAAACAGCCAGAAAAATGTCTGGAATGGCTCTGAACCGTAACACAGCAGCAGAGGAGATTCCTGTTGAAGAACTTAAAGAAGGATATGATCGAGTATTTGGAAGTGACCGAGTCCTTGTGCTTGATCATCAAGGAAGTATTTCTGACGGTTCTATTATGGATTTTCTTGAGTACATGTGCCTCAGTGGTGCTAAATATCTTTTTGTAGATCACATTACTATTCTTGCCTCAGAAGGTGCTGAAGGTCTTACTGGCAACGAAGCTATTGATTTAATTATGAATCAGCTTCTACGTATGGCTAAAAAGCATAACGTGTGGATTGGCCTAATTAGCCACCTTCGTAAGACAGACAATAAAGGCAAATCCTTTGAAGAGGGTAAGCTTCCTTCTATGGACGACATTCGCGGCTCCGGCTCAATTAAACAAATTAGCAATGATATTATTGCTTTTGCAAGAGACGTAGGCAATGCTAATGAATCTAAAAGAAACACGATTAACACAAAAGTCCTCAAATGTCGTTATACTGGTCTTACAGGCCCATCAGGAGCATTGCTTTATAACTTTTCTACTGGAAGACTCGATAAGGGAACTGAATACCCCGACGACGGAGATCAAGAAGGTTCAGGGCAGTTCCAAAGAATCTAATCATTAAGGAGTACCTATGACAGAGAATGAATGTGTTTACGTATCAGTTATCCTTCAACTTATTTTTGATGGAGAAGCTAAACTTGGAGAGTTATCACCCGCAGTAAAAAGCTTTGTAGAAGGGATTGTAGATGAATTTAACCTAGATCCAGACGACCCCTATACTAAAGAGCTTTACTACGCAGCTAACACTATGTTGGAATTTGATAAGGATAAAATGAATTGAGGTACACAGCAGAGTATCGAGGTGGAGACAATAATGATTTGCCTTGGGAGTGGTGTGTGATTGACGCAACTATTGGAACAACAGGAGCAGATATTTTCTTTAATTTGACTCAAAAACAAGCAAAAGAAAAAGCAATTTCTCTAGAAAACGAGTATAACAACTATGAAGTCTTTAAAGACGCAGCTGGCTGTATTCTCGAAGTAGGTGATAATGTTATAAATGCTAGTCAATATTTTAGAGGTAGTCATAAGATTTTAAAACTTAACTCCAAAACTATTAGAGTCAAAGGTTTAAATGAAAGTTATGAATACAACACTTACCCCAGTAACCTAGTAAAAACCTTCAATCAAACAAAGGAAAACTAAAATGAACAACTTTGCTATCAGTGGTATCAAACCAGAGTTTCAAAAAGCTTGGCACTACGCTAATGACTTTATGTACAGCGCTATTAAAAGTGAAGAACATTGTAGTCAATTTTTAAAACAGAGTGTTAAATGGTCTAACGAAGAAAAAGAATTTCTTAGTTGGGCTTGGGTTTTAGTTAAAACAGGGGTTGACAGCGACCCTGTGTACTCTTTTAATGAAGTCTATTCCGAACCCTCTTTTGAAGTAGAACAAACAAGAGTAAAGGAACTAAAGGCAAAACCACGACCTCGTCCTAATTTTAAGAAATATAATCAAGAAGACTAATAAAATTAAAACCCGCATACATAATAAGAAGTTATAGTTCAGGTATTCTACCCGCTGATCTTCTAATACTTGTAGAGCAAGAAAGCACAAAACAAAATGAACAATTACGAATCCTTTATCCACATGAGCCGTTACTCCCGCTTTTTGGAAAATCTAAACCGACGCGAAAGCTGGGATGAAACAGTAGATCGTCTCGTTGGCTTCTGGCGAGAAGAAGTAGACTCGAACGTCATTACAGACGCTGAACTACAATTACTACGTGATGCTATCTATAATCGTGAAGTAATGCCCTCTATGCGTGCGCTTTGGGCGGCTGGTGATGCACTTCGTAAAAACCCTTTCCGTGGCTACAACTGTAGTTACATTGACGTTGATCACATTCGTGTGTTTGATGAAATTCTTTACATTCTGATGTCTGGTACAGGCGCTGGATTTGGTTGTGAAAAGATTTCAACTTCAGGCCTTCCAATTGTAAATGATACCTTTAATCTTTCAGATCGTATTATTACAGTTGAAGACTCTGCCGAAGGTTGGGCTAAAGCACTGCGTAAACTTATTGCAGAACTTTACCTCGGTAACATGCACCACTGGGATTACACAAAAGTTCGACCAGAAGGCGCTCGTCTTAAAACAATGGGGGGTCGCGCCTCCGGACCCGGCCCTCTCAAAGACTTAATGATCTTTGTAACAAACATCTTCCGTGGTTCTGCTGGCCGTAAGTTGACTTCTCAAGAAGTTCACGATATTGTATGTAAAATTGCTGAAGTTGTAGTTGTAGGTGGTGTTCGCCGTTCTGCTCTTATTTCTTTGTCAGACCTTGGTGATCCAGAACTACGAGATTGTAAGTCTGGACGTTGGTGGGAAACAGCAGCACACCGTGCTTTAGCTAACAACTCTGCCGCTTACGATAATAAACCCTCTATGGCAGTGTTTATGGATGAATGGACTGCTCTAATGAAATCAGGCTCTGGTGAGCGCGGTATCTTTAACCGTTCTGGTGCCAAAGCTCTTGCACCAAAGCGCCGAGATTCTACTCAACTTAGAGGTACAAACCCTTGCGCCGAGATCCAGCTTCGTTCTGGTCAGCTTTGTAATTTGTCTGAAGTAGTGTGTCGTGTAGATGACACCGAAGCTGATCTTCAGCGTAAGATTAACTTAGCTACTGTTCTCGGTACGTTACAGTCTTCCTTGACTAACTTTAAGTATGTACGTAAAATCTGGCAGAAGAACTGTGAAGAAGAACGTTTGTTAGGTGTTTCCTTAACAGGTATTCAAGATTGTAAAATCCTTCGCAAGCCTGATCCGGCTATGCTTGAGCGTTTGCGTGATAGTGCTGTCATCGTTAACGCAGAGTATGCTGATCGTCTTGGTATCAACCCTGCAACAGCTGTTACAACAATCAAACCAAGCGGCACTGTAAGTCAACTTGCAGACGCGTCTTCAGGTATTCACGGTCGTTTCTCACCCTACTATATTCGTGCGGTACGCCAAGCAAACAACGACCCAATTACTACCTTCTTGAAAGACATGGGTGTGCCAAACGAGGCAGACGTTATGAACCCTCTTAAGACAACTGTCTTCTACTTCCCTATCAAGTCTCCTGAAGGTGCAACTCTAGCTAATGAACAGACTGCAATCGAACAACTTGAAAACTGGAAGCTCTTCCAAATGCACTGGTCAGAACATTCTGTGTCTGTTACCGTGTACGTTAAAGAAAATGAGTGGATGAAGGTTGGAGCTTGGGTTTACGAGAACTTTAACTACATCACAGGTGTGTCTTTCTTGCCTTACTCTGAACACACTTACCAACAAGCTCCTTACACGCCTTGTACTAAAGAAGAATTTGATGCTGCAGAACTAGCAATGCCAGACATTGACTTCTCTCGTCTTCAAGAGTATGAGTCAGAAGATAACACAAGTGGATCTCAGACTTTGGCTTGTAGTGCTGGAGGTTGCGATATCCTTTAACTTAAATAGGAGATAATATGTCAGTTTTAACAGAAGTCTGTTTTTGTAACAAATGTCAAGGTCGTGGCTACACTACGAATGACGCAACAAGAGAAACTTCCGGTGCAGATGTAGTTTGTGATAAATGCAAAGGCGAAAGAGTTATGCTAAAGACTACTACTGTTATTGTTACTTATGAAAAATTAAAAACATCGTGGTCTAGTAATACTTAAAAAGGAGGTAAACATGGAAAATGAAACTGTAACTATTACTAAAAAAGAATACTTATCTTTGTTAGAAAATAGTAAGTTTTTAAGTTGTCTTGAAAATGCAGGTGTAGATAACTGGTCAGGTTATCATTATGCCGTTGCTCTTGAAGAAGAAAATGATTATTAAAGGAATACTATAATGAAAAAATGGTATAACTGGCCAGCAAACTATTATGAAAAGTCTTGGAAACCTTGGCATGGTATTCTAAGAACTCTCTTGTTTGTCCCTGTCGTAATCCTTGGATTTAGTATTCTATACATTGGAATGTTTCTTGTAGAGGGTCTTGAAGAGGCCGAGAGTTTACGAAAAGATATCTTCTAATAGCAACACCTGAGTAAGTGTATAAACTGCTTATTTTATCGAAAAGAGGTTCATGTGAAAGTAATATCAGTAAAGCTAATACCTAACAACAAACCAAACGATGACGGTTTTTGGGTTTATCTAGAAGTACCTTATGGTCGATCAGATAAAGACTTAATGCTTCTAGTGCCATATCCAGAGTATCATATTGTATCTTTGAGACATCCTAAGTTTCCTGTAGAAAGAAAAGAATGTTTGAGTTACAATTTCGAATGGGACACTAACCAATTAATATGAAAGGTAAATAAATATGTCAGTAGAAATAACAAACTATGAAGACCACAATGAAGACGCTATTTTAATTGAAGTTTCAGTAATAGGTATGGATAAAGCACTACACCCTTTAAATATAATTATCCCAAAACCAGATAGTCCTCTGGGGAAGCAAGTCTACTACACAAATCACTCTCTAGGATTTAACCTTTCAACAACAGGACATTATGAATAATGACTAAAAAATCTAAAAAGATTAAATCAAAAGTAGAAGAAAAACCTGTTCTTCAAAAGTCAGGCGAGTATTTGTTTAAAAGCGGTATTCTTATGATCGCTCAACCTTTTAAACCTGAAAGTATCTTCCCAGTAATACAAGACATTCTTGAGTATAACTTAATGGAAAAGGAACTTCAACCAGAAAGAATCACCCTTATTATTAACAGCCCCGGTGGTCGTGTAGATTCTTGTCTGAGTCTCGTTGACACAATGTTAATGTCTAGTATCCCTGTAGATACCTTTTGTACGGGCCTTGCAGCTTCCTGTGCCACTGTTGTCCTAATGGCTGGTAAAAACCGATCAGCTTCTATTACCGCTAAGATCATGTCTCACCAATACTCAGGAGGAGTAATCGGTAAAGAACATGAAATCTACGGTTCTATGCGGAGCTTTGAGCATACTTCTTCTTGGATGGAAGAACACTACCGTATCTTTACAGGAATGTCTGTAAAAAAGATTCGTAAAAATCTACTATGTCCTACTGATGTTTGGCTTAATGCTGAAGAAGCCTTGAAGTTTAACATCATCGATGAAATTGTAAACCCCTATCAAAACGTTCTTGTGGAGAATAAAACAAATGTATAAATCAAATAAAACCACTTTCACTTCTTCTGCTGGCATGGTTGTTGGTGCGCTCGTCGCCAGTTTAGCAATTAGTGCCTTAATCGCTTGGATTTTTATGTTGCTTTGGAATTCAGTTATTGTAGGTATGTTTACGCTTCCTGAAATTACTTTTTGGAAATCTTGGGGTTTTTTAATCCTTATTAATATTGTAAAATCAAGCTTAATGTCAGTAACAGGTAATTCTAAATGATGACTTTATTATTCCTATTCGAAGTAATCGTAGGGTTGCTCTCTAATCTATACGTACTGTAATAACTTAAATTGATGAATGGATAACTTATGAGAATTTCAAATTGTGGTAACTACGTAGCAGTACCTTCTTATCGTAGCTTTGATATTGATAACGAAAGCCCAGAAGATCTGATTTTGAATTTAGAAAAATTGCTAGAGAAGTACCCTTACAATTACGAACCTACTTACGGGAAATCATACCAAGTTACCCACTGTACTTTGTCCCTTTTACCTGATGAATATGACAGTCACTACTCTATCGTAATTCAAGAGTGGCGTTCAATTACCGAAGATGAGCGCGTTGATGAAATCAATCGAAAGAATAATCTTTTAAACAGTAATAAAGTACGAGAGCTTGAAAAACTTAAAATCCTAATGAAAAAATATAAAGGTGAGTTTTAATTACATAAAGCAAAAGAGGACTGACAAATGACTAACTTAGAGAAACTTAAAGACGCCTATAAGGTTGCTGGTGCTGAAGTTGAAGCTGCCCATAATTCTTATGTTGCTACTCGTAATGCTCATGTTGCTACTCGTAATGCCCATGATGCTTTTAATGATGCCTATGATGCTTATGCTGTTGCGTATCGTACCTACATTGAAGCTAAGGAGGGTTGTGCTAATGACTGAACTTGAGAAACTAAAGGCTGCACTTGATGCTGCTAATAATGCCGCTGATGATGCTTATGATGCTGCTGATAATGCTTTTGCTGATGCTTATGTAGTTGCTTATAATGCTTATGCCGCTGCTGATAATGCTTATTATGCTAATAATGCTTTTGCTGCTGCTTATGTAGTTACTTATAATGCTTATCGTGCCTACATTGAAGCTCAGAAGGAAACTAAACAATGATACAAGCATGGAAAAGCTATAAGGCATGGTGGGATATTTATGGCAGCTCTTGTGGGGCTGACGAGAAAACCTTTGAAGAGCATATTAACGAAATGACTCTCTATGAACTTATGGAAAAACTAGAATTCTGGGAGGCTAACTAATGACTAAGAAACTAGAGAAAGCCGCTAAAAATTTAGCCAATGAGCTAATCAATTCCTGTACGGTTGAAATCTTAGTTGTAGCATCACTGGAGGAAACTATTGACCGTGCTATTAAAGATTGTTTAGAGGTTATCTCTTATGAAGAACCTGCGCCACACAGGGCAAAAGACTTCTGGGAAAATATACAAGTAGCCAAGGCGGCTATTATTCTTGCCAGATACTACAGTATAAATAAATATAAAAATAAAGAAAAACGTATTATGTTGCTGGAAGAATCTTTCAATAAATTACATGGAGAACTTGACTAATGATGTGTTACAAAGACAAATCTTTCTGTTCAGCTGAGTGTCTTAATAAGATCTGTCATAGACAGTTCACAACGGAAATGGAAAAAAGCTCACGTAAGTGGTGGTCACATGACCTAGATAATGCACCTGTAGCCTTCATGGACTTCTCAGGTAGTTGCGAGGCGTACATACCCCCTACTAACTTCAATTAATTTTATAAAGGAAATTGAACAATGACTAACACACCAGAATATAACAACGGGCTATGGCACGGGTGGAACGGCGGGGAGTGTCCTGTGCATCACCTCTCTTGGGTTAACGTAATGCTATCCTGTGGCACTCTTGGAAGGGAGGATAAAGAAGCTAAAGTTTACGACTGGGACCATACGTCAGCTAATATAGTAGCCTTCAAAGTAACTAAGGAGCATAAGGAACCACAGGAGTATTGGTTGTGCTATCGTTTTATGTCAGATGCCCCCGAGGTGCGAATATTGCGACCAGATAAAGATGGTTACTACATCACAGTAACACACGTAAGAGAAGTAACATAAAATGACTGAACTAGAGAAACTAAAGTTGGCCACTGCGGCTGCTTATAAAGATGCTTGTGAGGCTCTTGATAAAGCAAAGGATACTTATGATATTGCCTTTGAAGCAGCGGCTAATACTGCTTATACTGCCTTTGATGCTGCTTATGAGTCGGATGCTTACGCTTCTACTACTTATGCTGTTTTTGAAGCTGCCCTTAAGGATAAACCCTTAACAAAGGAAACTGAACAATGAATGAGACATTCGCAGAACTAGGTTACAAAGTAGGCGACACGGTGCGCTGTGTTGATAATAAAAGCTGTCGGTTTTACACGACTGGCAAAAAATATGTGCTTGAAGGTAGTGTCGATTCGAGACCAACAATAAAAGGTGATCAAAACGGCTTCAGCGCAACATGGGAACTGTTATCACGCGCTGTATCACCAGTTGCCGCAGATGACAAATACCCAATCTGGGGTGACATGAAACCAGAGGAGCAAGGAGCTTTGTTGCTGGCTAAACACAATGGTAAGAATATTGAGCTATTTTGCCACGATAAATGGGTTAATGTTGATGATCCTATTTTTTACAGTGATGATAAATACCGTGTAAAGCCTGCGGAACCTGTTGTTGTGACGCATGAACTTTTTGGACAGCAAAAATCTTTTTGGCGCGGTCCCCAGGCCAAAAGTGACACACACAAGATGAGCTATAATACGATTGACGGTGTGATTGATTGTGCGTCAGTTAAAATGCTGAAGTTACCACAATAACCCGCAAACAACCCTAACTGCTTTAATTAAAATGGAGACATCAAATGAATAAGATTATCAAATTCTACAATTGGGGGCGTAGTCAAGACGATGGAACTGAGTTTGTATTCTATATTATAACAGCTTTGTTTTGGACGTTTGTAATCCTTAGCATTGTATTTTCAACAGTAGCATTATTTGCCACGGGAAATGCAATACCACTCTTTATTTCCTTAGCCCCTGTAATAGTTTTATTATGGTCTCTGTGGAGGTGTTTTGAGAAAGAACAAAACGAATAACTCACTTATAACTTCTAATATATTGTGTTTAATTAAACTGGAGAACACCTATGAATAAAGAACGCTTGAGTATCATTGCTGACTGGCTTGAAGCTGGTGGTGACAATAAAGATGGCTATGGTTTTAACATGGAACATTGGCTTACTGAAGGTGTAACCGATTACACAGGGAGCAAATGCGGTACTGCAATGTGCATTGGTGGTGCAGCAGATACTTTCTTTGGTGGTCATAAGGCTGATTCATTAGGTTTAGGTGAGGCCTTCGTAGAAGGAACAAAGGCTGATCAATTGTGTCACCCTCGTGACATTAGTATACTCTGGGAAAATATCACACCACAAGCAGCAGCTAAGGTTGTACGTCACTTGATTACATTTGGTGTAGTAGACTGGCGTTTAGCAGAAGATTACATGGGAGAAGTCAAATGACTACTGAACTAAAAGTAGGTGATACGGTTACTATTACTGGTAATGTATCTGGCCACGGGTATAATATTGGTGATACAACAATCATTACCGAAATCGAAGACGAATACAGTAAGTATATTGGTGCAGTAGACTCCGACAATCAGAGCTAGTACCTTGATGAAGAAGACTTCGTTTTATACGATGATAATAAATGGAATAGGAGAGACAGTATGACTATTGGACTAAAGTATAAGGTAGGTGATACAGTTGTTATTACAAGTAATACGATTGAACACGGGTATACCATTGGTGAAGCATTAGTTATTGTTCGTATTGACAAAAATAATTCACTTTACTATGGCCCCGAAGACTTTACACATGGTGTCTCTTGGTGTTTCGACGACGACGACTGTGTTTTAAAGATCGATCGCCAAGAAGTTGAGACTGTTAATTATAATGATGGTAAGTGGCATGAATGGTTTGGGGAAGATAACCCTGTTCACCCTAAGTCTGAAGTACAAATCACATTAATAGGAGGTTATACACACGGGAAAGGAGTCTTATCTGATAGCTTAAACTGGAGTCAACTTGATAAACAAAACATTGTAGCTTTCCGAGTGTTTAAGGTTTACGAACGTCCTGAACCAAAAGAATACTGGTTTGTTAAAGACTTACATGAGTGTGAATACACAAAACTAAACTATTATCCTGCAGGAATTTGGGATGAAGTTATCCACGTAAAAGAAGTAGCAGAATAACATACTAACAACAAAACAAATTTAAAAACAGGGATACTGAGCGATGACTGATCAAGTTGAAAACCAAGACTTAACTGACATGGATGAACTGCTAGAAGCAGCGTTTGATGAATTTATCTTGGAATACGAAATGGATATCGAACTGCCTATGCGAGACATTCTTTTTGAGTTCTTTGTAGGTGGCGTTGAGACTATGTTGGATGATGAGGAAGAAGATGAAGAGGGTGATCGTCTTTAAATACTACTTAAATTACTATAAAATAAACAAACGCTAAAAGGATTAATTGAATGACATACTTAGTGATAGGTAAAGCTAATTGTACATTTTGTACTAAAGCAGTGATTAAGTTAGAAAAAGAAAATCTCGAATATATCTACGTTGATCTAGACTCAGTTGATGCTCTTAGTAACGCCCTATGGAAGTCTATTCTTGTAGAAAAACTTAAGGTAAAAACAGTACCACAAATCTTTAAATTAATCGGCGGGTTTACAGACCTAGAAAGTGAACTAAATAATGACTCTTAAACCAGTAGACGAAGCACCTAAACAAAACCGTGGTCGCCCTAAAGGTAGTACTGACGTTAAGACAACCAAAATTAAACTTAAGCCTACACCCAAGAACGCCAAAGAAGACTTCAAGAAGAAATACCCTAACCTAGATACAATTGCTATTTACGGTGTAGATGATTTCTCTGAAGAGCTTATTCGATACTTCTGGTCAGACATGAATAAAAACTTTGTATTAGCAGACCCAGTAGAACAACGTGCGGCAACTATGAACCGTAAAATCGGAGGACTCCCTTACTCTCTCTATCGCTTTGAAATCATCAACCACATTAACTGGGTTGAGGGTGGCATGTTCGAAGTTATTGTTGTTGCAGAACAGTACTGGGAAGAGCTTAGTAAGCTACCTAACCCTTATGGTACTGAACTTGTATGTCTCAGTGCTTGGAAGAAAAAATAAGTCTACTACTATTACTACAGTCACCCTTTGATCATTTCTTTTGACCACCCTTCGGGGTAGTTGAGGGGAGTGGTTGAAGGGTGACTGTAGTAATCTTTTTTTTTTTTTGAAATTATAACCACAACAAAACTCCTTAGTTTTATCAAATAATAAATACCCGCAAATAATGATAGGATGAGATGAGAAGGTACCTGTGGGGGTAGTGTCTTTAAATATTTTAGTATAAATAAACTTCCAGTATTCTTATCCAGATAAAAGCTATAGTCTAGTTTTGTTAGAGTAAGAAATTCTAGTTAATAAAATAAAAGCTTTAACTACGTCTTTCTTTCTAAATGTCATTAAATTTCATTTAAATGTAATTAAAGTATACTACAAGAGTAGTGACTTCTCAACCGAAGTTTATAACAGTATTAAACTAGCTTTCTAAACTTAACAATAACAAGAACATACAAAAGGTGTCACCCTAATGCAAGATAATGGAAACTTTGCTCTTACACAACTATACAAAGAGCAAGAAGATCTCAAACAAGATATTGACAAACTAAAAGAACAACTACAAACTATTAAGCTAGAAGTGGCTAGTCTGACTACTCACTTAGGTATTGTCAAAGCTAAACTACAGTCCTTTGATAGCCTCATTGGTTGGGTTGTTAAGCTTTCTGCTGCTGCCGTTATTGGTGCTGCTATGACCTTTATCTTAAAGGGTGGTTTGTTGTCATGAACGAGGAACATAAACAGTTAGCAAAACAAAACATTACTTCTGGAATAAAATGGGGAATTGCTATTTCTACTATCCCTTTTGTGTTACACTATGTGCTACAGTTTTTATTCTGAGTTATCATTCTGAGTCATACCCTTAATAGTACACTAACCATGACGTAAGAATTATACGCAGACCATCCCTGAAACGAACTATTTGAACTTCACTGTTTACTATAAACCTTTACTTTTCTTTGGGTTATATTTTTATTGTTATATCTTGATGATAAGTAAGGAAATATTTTTGATATTTAAAGTGTACAGTTGTAAACTATTTCACAGAAGTCCAAAAACAAACTAAAAAGAATATAGGAGGTTACAATGAGTAATCGAGGAAAAAATCTAGTAGGCGGTCGCAAACCCGGATCAGGTCGTCCAAAAGGATCTAAGAACATTAACGCTATGGCTTCTGTTAAGAAACTTGAAGCTCTTGGTTTTGATCCAATTGAAGAAATGACGCGACTAT